TTGATAAAAAAAGCAAAATTCTTACAGCCTAAGTCAGACCTTAATAATATAACTGCTTCAGGAATATATTATTTGGATAGTAGTCCAGAATGGTTGAATGTTCCAATTTCAAGGGTAACCAATTGTTATCTTATTGTATTTGCTCTGAATGCAAAAAGATGCACACAAATAATATTACCTGGAAACAGCGAATATATATATTATCGTTCTACCTTTACAGACCAACAATTGTGGCAAAAATGGAAACAAGCTGGAGCTATAATCTAAGTAGTGCTGATAAATCACTTTTATTTAACCAAATTGCAGATTAGGTTTTATTTCAAAATTATAGATAAAATCAATAAATTTTTCTTTATTGGTTATAAATAATTATTTGAGACAAAACCTAATCAGTAATTTTAATATAAATGTACATAATATTGAACTATCACCTGAAAATAATAATAATAATTCTATCACAATTACATTACCTCGATATAATTTTTTATTAATAGAATACGGAAATAAAAATGAGGGACAATCTTATGGAGGTAATACAACAGTTATTTGTGGTAAAACCAATACTGATAAACCCTGTTTTGTGCCTGTATATCTTAATAATGAATTACTAGGGATTATATATATGTGTTATAATGTAAGCAAAAGTATTTTTAGAGCACATATCGTTAATAATCCAAAGAATTCAACTTATCTCATTAGAATAATTGGTATTGGAAATAAAAACTAATTTATTGCAGTATTACAGCCCAAATCCCACCCTCCAACCACAAAAATAAATTATTCTTTCGTATCCTAGGCTGCACTTCCAGCTTTCTTTAATGCTAATTCAAGCTCATCATCACCTGTCAGAACATATCTACTTATTGCATTCAAATTGGCATGACCAAGAGCTTTAGCAATTAACTCAATACTTACGCCTTTCTTAGCAAGGTTAGTTGCATAAGTAGCCCTAAATAAATGACAATGTAATCTAGTAACTCCACTTGGTCTTCTCAATTTGTTAATAATCTGTTCAACAGCATTCTTAGTTAATCTAACACTTTCGCCTTTCTTCGAAGCGAAGAGTGGGACTTGCTGATAATTAGAATATACAAGATTCTCAATATTAACATCAGATCTTGTTTTGAGATATTCATATAGCATTACATAACTCTTACCCGTAAAATGAACAATCCGCTCTTTATTTCCTTTCCCTAAGACTTTACATCTATGATTCAGAAAATCCACATCACATAAATTAATACCACAAAGCTCACTTACACGAACACCTGTTTCGAGAAAGAAAGTTACAATAGCAGTATCCCTTTTGCATGTACAAGCCAATTTAATTCTTTCAATTTCTTCGTCTTTAAGTGGTTGTTTTACAACTTTTTTGTATTTTACACTCTCTATTGCTGACATAGGATTCTTTGGGATAATTTCGTTAGAAAATAAATAACCAAAGATAGAAGAGAGATACCTTCTCTTACAATCCATAGTTGCGTCTGAACATCTATGTGTTCTTGGATATTGTATAAGAAAATATCTAACATCTTCCTTGGTTATTTCGTCAAGTTCCTTATGTACCATATCACATAATTGGTGTGCTACCATTATATACTGAGAAACTGTATTCTTAGATTTCTTTGAGGCAAGTTTACTCATTGCAAAATATTGAAGAAGTTTTTCAGTTTTGCTGCCTTCATATATTGCAAGTTCCGTATTTTTTATCTCTGTTACACCATAATTGTACATAACGGAGGTTAGTACATTCTGTAAAACATTTAATTGTTCCTCTGATAATGATTTCCTCATTAATGTAACAACCTGTAACTCTAAATTTTCCTTTGCATCCATTATTTTTTCTCCTTTAAGAATAGTATTTCTCGAACTACTGTTCGGATATCATATTATTCTCTATTTTTAATGGAAAAATTTGGGGAAATATGAATTTTACAAGGGTGTCTATTAGAATAGATATAAAATTTAAGGATTTTTGAGAAAATAATTACAATTAAACTGCAATAATATTAAATGCAACGGTGTAATTACTAAAGCAGCCTCTGAAACTTAACTAAATATAAGTGAGCCTATAATATAATCACCCTTTTGGAATTCGCTTGTAGCCCATGCTCCTTTATTACCATCTTTTGTATAATATCGAGCAAAAGCATAATGCTGACTTGCAGAGCTATATAATAATGTCGATCCATATCCGACCAATTTATATCGAATTACGCCTGTGGAATCGTATGGAGTATAATTGCTTTCCAATATTTTATTAAAGCTAGTAATACCCATATTTTCAAGAACTGTTGTCACATCATAATATCCAGTAAAATTATTCTGTGCAGAATCTGGTGTTTCAATTCGAGACACAAAGTGTAATATTCCTATTTTAGCAGATTTATTATAATAACAATAATTATAGCCATAACCTTCAAAAATACCATCTACGCTTGCAATATTTTTACAAAAACAATGTTTAATTTCTATATTACTGTTTAGTTGTGTTATCTGATCCTGTAAAACTTTACCCTGAGAAGCTGCTAATGGAAGATTTTGTGACTCAGAAACACAAGAATTAACACAACTTCCAAAAATTTTTTTTCCAAACTGTTTAAAAACTTCACGTAAACTATAATCAGCCATTATCCTTTACCTCCTGTAATTTGTTTAACTCATTTTCAAGTTTATTTTTTTCATCTGCAAGTTTTGTCATTTTTTCGATTTCATCTTTATATTCATCAATTGTTGCTCTGCCAGTTGCTATCTTAATTCCTATGTAGTCTAATGTTTTGAACTCATTATCAATAGAATATATTTTTGAATTAATTTCATTTATTTTATTCTGTTTCTCTATTTCAGCTTTTTGTTCTTCTGTTAATTCAATGTCAATTGATTCAGAAATATTGTCACCGATATTGTTATTGTCTTCAATTGATTTAATAGAGCCATCATTACTTAATTCAAGAATATTATTATCATCATGTGAATAAATTGTTGTGTAACCTTCAAAAGTAGCATATATGTCGCCACTTTGAGTACTTACATCAATTCTATCAAATTTCGTTGGAGTATTATTACCAACAAGACTAATTCTTAATATATTGCCATTATGCACTATAGAATTAATATCATATATTCCTTCCTCAGTTTTAATTTTATCCATATTTCTTTTCCTTTCTAAATTAGCTTATTATCTCTGACCACAGTGTATTAAAGTCTGTATCAGTCATAACAATACCGTTTTTAAACAATTCGCCAACTGTAATTTGTTTCAAGTCGTTGCCTGAATTAACAAATATTTTGTCCGTATTAGCAATTGTTGAAACAGCAGTAGCACTTGTTATAGGTTTATTTGCCATATTTTTAACCTCCATAAAAATAGAGAGTCGTTGCCGACTCTCTTTATAATTAAGCAATTAATATATATCCACTTGCGTCAATAAGCATATTTCCGCTTGCATCTATAAGCTTTGATCCAATTGAATATTCATCAAATATAAGTGTATCTGAATTCCTTAACAAATTATTACCATTTGCAAGTTCATCAACTTTAGTATTCGTTGCATATGTCTTTTTGACAGTGGTTTTAAATTCATCATAATCTTGATATACCGAAGCGGATTTATTAACAAAATCATTGATAGTGGTATTATTCTTTTCGATAACCTTTTCAAAAGTATCAACCGTTTCGTGAGTGGTTTGAATTGTTGAAATAATACTATTTTCCTTACCATTAACTGTGGATATCTCTGTTTCACCCAATATAGTCAAAATAGCTTTAGGTGACTCTTCTTTGGTGTAATATTCAGTTTTCAGTACCTCATATATATTTTTTGCAATGGTTATATCTGCTGAAATGATATTTTGCCACTGATTATTTTCTTTCTTCTGAATTGTACACGTATAAATATAATCTGTTGATATATCTGTATATGCAACACTGACAGAAGTAGATATAATATTGTATCCTGAGTCCTGAGTACCGCCTGAAGCTGTTCGTCTTGTCCATACAGCACGATAATTAGTACCGTTAATATTAACAATATCATTTGCATTCTTAACAGTACATGTTAATGTAGTATTTTTATTGAGTGTTTCAGCAAGAACAGTACCATTAGAACTTTCAATTTTAGCGGTATAAGTCTTATTTTTAGCGACCTCATTTTTCATTTCACTTGATAATGTATTCTGCATAGTAGACAATTTGGTATTAAGTGTCTGCTTATCTTCATCAAAATAAATTTGTGAAGACTTAATTGTTGTTGTAGAACCATTTATGTTTGTTATGACAGAATCAATATCAAGCTTATCACCTGAGATACCATTATAACTTGTATCTTTCTTCTTAACCATTTGGTCAACAATAAGTCCATCTGCAATAGCATTAGCAGTAATGCCCGAACCATTCATAATAGCAGTTCCGTTACTATCATTAATAATAATAGAATGTCCACCCGTCTTATCAGTTCCTATCTGAACATAAACATTACCGTCTTTATCTTTGAATTGCATTGTAGAACCATTCATAAGAACAGAACCACCATCATCTGAACCAATTGTGAAGTTACTTGTGAATAAATCATTAAGAGTTGCATGTCCTACAATAAGATTCTTTACAAACTCTGTATCAACAGTTGAAGTTACGGTAGAAGATACAGCAGTTGTTAAACTTCTGATAAAAGCACTATCTGTATATAATTCTTTGATTTTTGCAATATCAATCTCTGAAAATTTCGCATAGAAATTCTCTGTTGTAATCGTGATTGATTTTAAGTTATCAATTCTTCCATTAATGGCAACAATAGTTTCACTTTCAAGTTTGTTGAGTTTTAGATAATTTGTATTAACGCCTGTAATAACATCTTGAAGAGTTGTCTTGTCTATCTTACCATCGCTAACAAATTTAACAGTTATATCTTTCAAGCATAAATCATTAGAAAAAGAATCATATACAATCTTATCACCTGCAAAAGAGAATGAACCATTCTCAAGATCTATATGAGTGCCTGTTGTATTTACAGTTGAATAATTTGCGGAGTAAATATGTCCTGATATTACTAAACCAGACATTAATACATCTGCAATCAATCCGTATACAGAATGTTCTTCACCATCAAGTGTATATGTAATTTGTCCAAGTGCTGTTTTAGCAGTTCTCCAATAATCATCAGTGAATACAAGCATATTATGAAGTATTCCCAACTGTTCAGGTGCGTAATAATCATTAATATCATCATAAAGTCTTGCTCTAAGACCATTCTTATCTATAACGATATCTTCACTATCCGCATTTTTTATTGCAGTAACAGCAGTGTTTAAACCATTATCAAGTAATCGGCTTATTGAATTCCTAGCTTCCTCACCTTTTTTTGCTTGATTAGAAACATATGAATAACTCGTAGCCATTTGTTGTGCTTTATCCATAATACTTTGAGTTGATATACCTGTATTATAAGCTACAGTAGCATCGGTAAATTCAACATTAATATTCTCAAGACTGCCGTAATTAACTTCATATGAAGATAATCCTATTCTGAATACCTTATCATCAACAAGAATTCTCATCCAATTACCAAGAACAAATTTAGACCTAATAGGTAAAAATTCTTTCATTTGAAATAAATTATATAAAGTGCATGTGATTGTATGTTGTTTCATTGCAGATTTATATAATTCTTTTTGAGCATTCTCTATAAGTTCTTCAGCTTTCTTTAATAATTCCTCATTATTAAGTCCGTCAGAAATATAATTTTCATTATTATATGTATCTTCACGTTTATAAGCGATAAACTCATAATACAAATCTTCACCAAGATATTTTTCAAAATTAAGAGAATCTTGAATCTCGTTTCTTGTTGTAGTATATTCATCAAGCTGATTCTGCCATTCATTGATAGTTTTTTGTCGTGCATCAATTTCGTCTTCACAAGCTTTTAACTTATTGAGATATGAGAGATACATCCCCTCATATAAATCCGCACCTTCTTTAGCTTGATCTGCTTCAACTAATGTGAATACACAACCTTCCAATGCAGACTTAAATGAAGTCAATCTATTAAGACAATATAATTTAATTGCTTCCTTAAAATTATCAAGACTTATAATTGTAAGTACATCAAAAAGGCTATCTTCTCCATTCTTATCATTGCTAACAATATTCTTTTTAATTTTTTGATCTAAATATGTCTCATATAAGTCATATACCTTAATTTCCAGATAATCAGTATATACAACATCTTCATCATTACTATAGTTTGTAACCTTGAATCGACCATACCAAGTACCATAATGATTATGCTGTTCATCTGTACCAACATAAGTAAATGTATTTGTATTATCTGTATCAACATCAACCTTAACATATCCTGATTTAACAAACACTTTTGCTAACATCTTCAATGCTGTATTGACAGTTGCAACAGAAGTAGAAGTAGTTACTTTCTGTAATCCTATCGGACTTAAACTAGCAACTGTAAGCTTATTTGCTTCAGTAGTTGCCGTAACATCTTCATGTTTAGTATCTGGCATCATAGAAGATGTGTAATAAAGAATCTTATCGTATGCGTCATATATATTCTGATTAAGAGTACGATATATATCAATTTTTTCATTATACAATATATCATAAGAGTTTATCTTTTGAACAAGCTCGTCAGACATTTCTTCTTTCTGATCATCAGTTATATAATATATAACATCTGTTCCATTAGGATTAACATTACGAATAGCAGCATTAATATCATCGTCTCCACCTTCAATTTTAAAGCAGTTCTTGACTGAATCATCATCTGTTTCAAATGTGATAGAGTCACTTAAATTCTTACTGTTGATGAAAATTGAAGTGTCTTCACCGAAATAAGATATTTTCTTACTACCACATTTAGGACAAACTTCATCAAAATCTCCACGGTATCCACATTCAGGATTTAAACATCTTGTATACAAATCATATACGTTAATTGTTCTTGTTACGGAATTAAACTGAAATAAACAGTTAAATTGTTCAGAACAATCACCTGTAAGAAAATCATATATAGAAGTATTATCAATAGAAAAGCTTCTTTGTAATTCAATAAGACTATCATCAACATGTCCAATCTTATAATGTGGGGCAAATGATAATATTCTATCTAACAAAGAAGCTTTTTTATCAGTAAGACTATAAAATTTTGTAACTACATAATCGTCTCTGGCAATATCATCCTCAGTATTAATTTCTGTATTTCTTATATAGATTTGACTTAATTCCGCTTCACAAAGAGAAGTAGCAGATATAGTTTTAGTGATATCATCCGTTCCGTTATTAGTTGATATCTTAATCTGATAATATTCATTTAACTCTTTAACATATACCAAGCGAAAATCCTTTATTTTATCCCACAAAGGTTCGATAATGCCATCAACTTCTTTATGTACTGTAAAAGATAATTCATTAGCAGAATTAAGATTCATCTTATAACTAATACTCTGAGTATCAATATTATTAATTTTACCATATATGTGCTTACCTCTAGTAGTAAGTAAAATGGTGAGTTCTTGTACATAGGGAACAATTTCATCATTTTCCTGTGCATTATATACATCATGTTCAGAAGTATATAGTGTGAAACTTGCTGTAAGAATATTTCCAGTTGTGTCTGTAAGAATATTATTATAAGAATCGGTTATGATATCTTGTCCACCAATGACACTAACAATATATGTAATATCTTCACTCACCTCATCAGAAGTTATCTGAATGGTTTGTCCATATTCAACCCAATCAAGTAATTCACCCTTTAAATTCTTTTTCTGCCACATAAATCTATAATTTTGGGGACTATCAATAACCGCTGTTAAAGTTGCAGTATGACCAGGCAGAAGAGTATGACCGCAAGATGATTGTATAGTTACATTATTCATACTATATTCCTACCTTTCGTATTGGTTTATAATCTATAGATATCTCGCATGGAGCAGATATAAGATATTCATTTATATCATTGTCATAAGTTGTAATTATTTTAGGAAATTCATAATTGAAATCATTTGGAAATGTTATGTGAGAACCTAAAGAAGTGGAAGAAATACCATGTTCTCCATCAAGAGTTATAACCTCGTTTAACGATAGATTTTTTAAAATCGTTTGTGAATTATCTCTTTTATTTGTGATTGTAAGAGTACCTGCCTGCTTACATGTTATTGTCACAGTAGGATAAATAGGTTTGGTTATATCATCTGAATCGCTATTTAAAGATATTGTGCTATTTGAGTTTCCGACTGAGAACGGTAATATATTTTTCTCAGCAAATCCAAAGGGAGCATTAGCGGTAAATGTCAATTCAAATCCTATGACATTATCACCATATTTTTCGGCTTTCAAGTTAAAGCTTCCCATATAATATAAATCACTATCTACCTCATATATAGGTTTAAACTTATAATATTCAGGACGATTAAGCCATTTAATAATTTCACGTTGTTCCTGTTGTGAAAAATAGGAATTATTAGAATTATCGCAATTACTTTTACATATATATAAAACATCCGAATAAGGATCTTCTCCATAATCAGCAGAGATTTGTTTGCTAATAGAAGAGTTGCGGTTTTTAATTGATGTAAATAATATATCAGTGCCAATAGAAACCGTTTCTAATCCTGGACTATCGAAAGTGCAAAGCATACAGTTAAAATCTGTAAGTCTTTTTCCTGCGTATTCAAAATTTTTTAAGAACATACGTTATTTCCTCCTTTCTTATTATTATATTTTATATACATAAAAACTGAAACCTTCCTATTATTCCCATCTTTGCTCACCCCATACCCATGAAGCAACAATTGTATTATCAACATATACTCTCAAGCAAGAACCATCCCAATCAAAAGTTATAGGATTTGTTGTGTACATAGCAGGATGTTTTGTTTGTCCGTAATGAGATATTTCTATTTTACTTGGTTCTGTAAAATAAGCAGAATTAGATATGTCGAGTCCTCCTTTTATTTTTACATTACCAGAAACAGTGAGCGATTCATTGGCACTCGAAACACCATTAATAATTACTTTATTAGTTGTTATTTCAGCAGCTCCCAATGAACCCTTTGTATCTATGTAAAAAAGACAAGTATTATAAGCAAGATACTGCATAAGATTTCTATTATTAGCAACCGTTTCATAATCAAAATCAGACAAATTATTAATAAAAAATGAACAAAGTGATTTTAAAGAATTAGTATATAACCCATCTTCATTAATTTCCCAGCCTGCAATATTTCCACTGGTTGCAGTAATAACACCTGTTGAATCCCACTTTAAGTATTTACTATCAAAACTGCCATCGGCAAGATTTAGAAATGAACCAGTAGAATCTTTAACATAATTCTTACTTACAATAGCATCTGTTGCGATTGCGTCAGCAGTAACAGTACCAGTTTCAATTCGTCCACCATCAATTGTTGTCTTATTTGTTACATAGATATTTTTAATTATATCCTGTGTTGTGTTCCATGCTGCAACGGCATTTTCATTAGCAGTATTCAAAGCCTTTGCAAGAACAGCAGTTGTTGTAGTTGCATCGCCATTATCCCATGTTATTTTACTTCGAGTCCAAATATATTTCCCTTTAACCCATGTAGGTGATTCATTGTCAATCCACGAGCCATCCTTTAATTCTGTAGAAGAAGAAGAAAGATAATACTGACTTATAATAGAAGATATTCCAACACCGTCTGAACCTTTATTACCAGTGATACACACAGGTTCACTTACTTCATTATCTCCATTTAAATTAGTTGAAACAGTTCTACTCCATATATAATAACCTTCTTCCCATAAAGGAGAAGCTTCACTCCATTTTCCATCCAAAGGTTCTTCTGAACTTGTTGATTTATAATATTCAGTTGTAACTTTACTTATAGAATTATTGACTGTATTACTCAAACCATTCCAATTTTCTTGCATTGCGGATGAGAATGATTCAAAAGTAACTTTACCTGCAAGATTAATATTTTCAGCAACTAACTTATACAAATCACTTGTAAGACTCATAGAAGCTTGATTTTTACTGTTTTTATCTATAAGCCAATATATTTTCTCGGCATTCTGACCAATTGTAGTCATAGACTTATTTATTTCTTTTGTTGCATCACTAATGTCTTCTTTCCATACCTTTTGTATTATTGAATCGGACAATTGTTGAACCTCTGAACCGAGAGATATAAGGTCATATTTAGCATCAAGTGGAGAAGGAGTCCAATTAGAATTGACTTCACCAACTTCAAGCTTCCATTCATATATCCAAAATTCCCCTGGATAAAACTTCAATTCAAGCGATTTCTGTTGAGATGGTGTAATTGTCATAACGACATGCGACCACTCTGTAGATACATTAGATGTTACACCTTCACAAGATATTTGACCTGCAACAGATGATTTTATATAACCATGAATAGTGTATTTTTTGCCTGTATCAAGATTAACAGGAAATTCAATATACGAATCATACATTGATGAGTTAAAATGACCACATTTAATAGGATCGCCATTTAATGTACTATCTACTTTTTCAATCTGCATAATTTCACCATCCTTTCTTATAATTAGTCGATAACTTTAACCATTTTTGTATATTTTCTAAGAATATCATCGCATCCTTCTTCACATTTTTTTATATACAAAGGTTTTATTTTATCCAATTCTATCAATTTTTTCTTTAAGTCTTTTTTCATATCTAATAACTCATTGCAAAGCTTTTCTTCTGTCTCTTTTGCAATTTTATATGATTTTATTAAATTTTGAAGCTCGGAAACCGCATGGTTACTGGGTTCAGAACCACATGAAAGAGTGATTTCAAGTTGTGTTCTTTTTTTTCTTTCTTCCTCTAGTTCCTTCTCAAGTAAGGAACAATGTTTTTTATAATATTCAAGTTCTTTACTTGTAGAGTTTTTATTTTTAATCAATTTATTTGACATTATATTCCTCCAATTAAAATAGACGCATTGGCTATGACACCAATGCGTCTATAATATTATTTCATGTATCTACGAGTGGACAATGAATTCCGACCTAAGAGCTGATTAGAATTAATCTCTCCAAGGATTTTCTGTATCTTTGAGTTTCCTGCCAGTTCGTTAGTAAGCTGTCGTGTAAAGTCTTCTGGATTATCTGTGACAACCTTATCAACATTAACATTAATGCCACCAATATCAACTGATTTGTTTGTTGAAACTGGGGTAATATTAGGCAACTTAGCACCTAAGTTATCCATATACATGTTTGGTGTAGTGATACCCTTAGAAAGATTCCAAAGTTTTTCAACTTGGTCTTTGTTAAATACTGTATCACCTGAATCAAACTGACGAAGTACTCCATATTTAGTAACAAGTACCTCTGAGCCTGGATTATCTTCACCATAAATATGAAGCCCTTTTGTTGCTGATTTAGTACCTTTACGATATCCTCCTATACCTCTTGATTTCATCCATTCGAGCATTGCGACATTATCATCATAACTACCCGTGTAGTCATTACCGAGTCCCATTTGTTCAAAATACATAGCTCTAGCACCAAAGGAAGAATCATAGTCAAGACTTTTCAACCTGTCTACTATACTAGTATTTACATTCAATTGATCTTTTGGGAAATAGTCAGGAGAGTATATCCAATCAACGCCATCTCCACCACTAGAAGAATCACTATCTCCACCGCCAATATCATCCCAATCATAATCAGGTTCACTGTAATCATCTGATGAAGATGAGTTAGATTCAGCAGCTTCTTGTTGTCTTCTCTGTTCTTCTAACTCAGCTTGTCTTTGTGCAGCTTCTTCATTAGCAAGACTAAGCATTTCCTGAACTTTGCTCTCAATACCACTAACAACATTATTAAGTGTTGTCATTGTATTATCAAATTTTGTTCCGAAATCATTAAATACAGAAGTAATATTATTATTAATGTTATTTGTATTTGTTTCCCAAATACTCTTCATACCATCGCTAAGATTTATACCAAATTCATTAGCAGTATTAGTGATAGTATCTTTAATTTCTCCGCTATGAGTATTACTATCATCAATAATCTGCTGAATAAGACCATCAAGGTTATCTAAACGAGTATTTATCCATTCTTCAGCTTGTGTCGCTAAGTCATCCAGCATCTTAGTCTGATCTTCAATGTACTGTTCATACTCTGTTTCTTCCAACTGGTCTTGTGCATCTTTAAGTTCTGAACTTATGGATTGTTTCTTAGACTGACCACTTTCAGAATTATCCCCCTGTAAAGCTAATAATCGTTTCTGTAACTGAGCAACTGTATTAGCTTGTTCAGCAACTGTCTTTTGGTAATCATGTAATGACTTCTCAGCGGATAAACTTTCTTTTTGTTTATCAATAACTTTCTGTAAAGCATCTAATAAGTCATTGTAACCATCGTTGACCAGATCCTTAATAGCATCTTTTTCAGAAATACTTGATTTGATAGCTTCTTGCTGTTTATCAATAAGGTCTTGTTTTCTATCTAACAATTCCTTATCATAAGGATTATTGACAAGTTCCTCATCAATTTTAAGAATTTCATCTTTATATTTTTGAGCCTGATTTAGATATAATTGATACTTCTGAACAAGTAACGCCTGTGCAGCCTTACCTTCAGCAGTAGTATTACCATTGTCGTCAGTAATACCTTTATCTTTTAATAATTCAACAAGAAATTCAGTTTCACTAATAAGATTCTCTACATCATCTCTTGTTCTATCAAATGCATCCCACTTAATCTGCCTGATAGCGTTATCATACTCAATAAGAGCCTTCTCAGCATCAAGAATAGAAGATGTAACAGAGTCAATAGAACTCTGCATGTCATACCAATCTTCGCTGTATTTCTCTATTTTACCAGAACCAACAGCGGAATTTAAGGCATTCATTAAAGCATTTCTTTCCTGTTTAAGTCTGTCAAGATTATCCTGTTCAACCTTTTTCATACCTTCGTTAATGGAAGTAGAAGAGAACCAACCCTTAGTGGTGATAATATCCATTTCCTTCTGAAGCTGGTCTGAATAATCTTTGAAATATGAAATCTTCTTTTCAAATTCAGAAGCTACATTATCAAACCTACTCTTAGCAAGCCCTTTTAATTCAATATTAAGTTCCTGAACAGCAGTTTTAGCATCCTGTGCTTTATCATAGAAATCCTGACAATCAGATATAGCATTCTTCAAGTCATCATCATAAATAACATCAATGCTTATAGAACCATCTGCAATCTGATTCTTATAATAGTCATCAAGACCATAAGAATTAAATGCATTCATATAGTATTCGTAAGCATCTGACTGTGCATTTATCTCATCTGCAAGTGTACTCATAGAATCTGATAATGCGTTATTACGATTGAGCCATGTAGTTGTTGTATCTGATACAACATTCTTTAGACGTGAATATGCTGTAGAAATCTTATTGATTAAGCGTTCAATCCAGTCCACATCTTGTTCTGTTTGTGAAGAGGATGAATCGTTGGAAGATGATGAATCGTCACCTGAAAAACCTTGCCATGATAAATCAATACCATTAAAAGCAGACTCAAATGATATATTCTGTAAAGCATTGTAATCATCAACCATTTTCTGCATTTCAGCAATGGCATTTGTCTCTTCATCTGCACCATTATCATACAAATATAAACCTAAATCCATATCATCATCCATAGAAGTAGCTTTTGAAGTTAATGACATTAACCCTGTTGCTGTATCTATAGTAGTCTGATAGAATTTACCCCACATACCAGAAAGATATTTAATAAGCTGATCATCAATCTTCTGTTTAGCCTGTGCGAGATTTTTATAGTTACTGAAATCTTCGCCATACGCTTCAGATAAGCCTGCAAAGAAATCATTATTTGTGTTTACAAGGTTAGAATAGAATGTACCATCATACTTAGACTTCTCAACAAGTGAGTAAATATAAGCATTTTTATCATCCTCATACACACCCTGTAACTGATCAAACAACTCTTCCTGTGAAATAATACCAAGCATATACTGACCTAAAGCGTCTTTTGCTTCTGGATACTGCTTGATAATTTTCTGCATTGAATCGACACCGATACGACCTGTTTCAGACATTTCCTTCTGAATAGAAGATAGCAAATCTGCTTCTGACTGAAGGTCTGCTAATGTTGCTGTCTTAGTCTTATCATCTGATTCTTCAAGAAGAGAAGTAGGATCAAATGTTTTGACAGGTAAATCTACCGAACTTTTGTTAGCTTCTTCTTGAGCGGCTTTAATAACTTCTTTAAGACTTTCAACTGTAGTATTCTCATCGAAAGTCACATTAGCAAGAATGTTTAAATCATCATCAGATAAGGTTGAAAGATAATTGTCAATATTTTTCATATCATCCGAACTTAAGTTTTTAGCTTCTTTTGATATTTTAGAAGATAAATCCTCTCGTTTACCTTTATCAGATAGACTATCCCAGTCATTATTCAGTCTTGCCAACGCATCAGATAATTCCTGCGAAGCTTCTGTAACTTTTTTATAGGTGTCAGAAGTTGAATCTAAGCCTTCAACTTGTTCTTTTGCTTCCTCTTGGATGTCCAATGCAGTTTTTTTTGCATCATTACGAGTTTTTTCAAGTTGTGCCTTCTTTTTCTCATACTCTTTAGTTTCTTTATTGGAAGGGTTTGATTTATTATTATATTCTTCATTTAATGTATCTAACCTAGATTGATTTAATAGCATTCTTTCTTTGGCTAGATTCATTATATCAAGCTTTGTAAGTTTTTTTTCAAATCCATCTTCGTCTACAACCGAATAATCCTTATATTCTTTAGATAAGGAAGGTGTTATTTTCTTATTAAAATATTTATTAGCAGTATCTTCTAATTCTTTTTGCTTTAAATCATGACGAGCTTTTTCAATATTATACATATTTTCCAGCTCAGTTTTCTGATTTTTGAGATTTTCTAACTCTTGTTCGTCTGTAAAACTTAAAGAATCTTGATTGTTAATTTCAGTTATTTTCTGATTTATTTCATCAAGCTGAGTTTTATAATCTTTTAAAGTTGATTCAGAATCAGAAACATCTTGTTTTAAGTTGGATATTTTATCTTTTAATTCATCAAAACTTGTCGTACAAGCGTCAACGATTTTTACGGTAGCATAAATTGCACCTATAGCAGCCGTTATAGCAAGTAATACAGGATGAGCGGCAGCAAGCGATTTTAATGATGCTCCCAATCCTTTAATAGCCGTACCAAATCCAACAGTAGCAGTAGTAGTAGTACCTTCGGCAACAGCTACGGCATTAGTAGCAGTTGCATTGGCAAGTTCAGCCGTAGTGGTTTCAAGAATATTACCTGTAAGACCTTTTTGACTCAATATTGCCCTAATCTGCATTTCGTTAAGAGTTGACTCAGCAATTGATGCTTTGACAGCTTCAATAGAATAACCTGACGTAGCTTTTGCAAGTTTAGCTGCCAAGTTCGCATTTGCATTATATGTATTTTGTAGTTCTTTACTTTTATTTATTATATCATTAATTGTCTTTGTTACATCTAAAGACTCTCCAACAATTTTTAGTTGCTTAATGACTTTCATGTGAGATATAATTATATTAAAAGTAAATGGAGGTACTATATATGAATGTAAATGATATTATGGATTCTATATGTGATTTTGAATATGAAAATAAAACTCAATTTTCAAAAGAATTTGATTTGGCTTGTAGTCAAGGTGATAAATTAAAAGCATTAAATTTAATTACAGAAAAATATAATTGCGCTTTTAATGATGCTCAAGTTATTTGTGATTATTATATAGATGGCAAACCTCTTCCTAATCCCGACCTTACCCCACAGCAAATCGCCCAAGCTAATGCACAAGCACAGGATTGGTTAAATAAAGTTCATTGTCCATATTGTAATTCAACAAATTGTAAGAAAATATCAGGAGTATCAAAAGCAACATCAGTAGCGATGTTCGGTATATTCTCACAAAAGGTAAAAAAACAATGGCACTGTAATAATTGTAAGAGTGATTTTTAAGTAAGAACTAATGTTCCGAATGGTAAAATATTCCTTAATGTAGTATGATAGTAATATCAAATTACAGAGGAGGATACTATGTATACATTTAAAATTAAAAACAAAGATGGTAAAGTGCAAGAATACAACCATATCAATAAGGTCTATTATGGTCATAAAGGCGTATTAGAATACAATCTTGAAAATGAAGAAATATTTAATCATCATTATTCAGTTGGATATGATTTACATTTATATTCTGACACTAATGCATTTACCATCTCTAAGTCAGAAATTTCAATTATTGAAGTTATAAAAGAAAACTAATAATTATTCTCCCAGCTCAATTTCTATCTTTGTATTGAGTTCGGGAGAATTATTCTCCAAGTTCTTTATATACTCAACAATTGGTTTCAGTTCTCGTATTTCATTTATTTTAATCTTTATAGATAATTTCATATTGATTCACCTCACATATAATAATTTGATAAAATAACAAGTGTATAATTAAGATATTTTTAAGCAGAGGAGTGGTGAGTTTATGAACAATGATATGTCTCCAACAGAACTATGTTGGCAAACAGGTGATTATACAGATGAATGTTATTGTGAATTCTGTGAACACAGTGACGAATGTAGCGGATCTGAAGATAAAGACTGATGAGATAATAGAAAAGAAGAGTAATATAAAAGAGCAGGATTAACCTCCTGCTCTTCGTTGTTAGTATAAAGAGGACTCTTCCGTACATCGAAGAAGTCCTGGTGAACTAATGTTCACAATCTTGTTAATTTTGCAAGGTATTTATTCGTAAGAATAAGTCTTGCTGTCCGACATATAAAAATAAATATTTTATATGTGTAATTATAATAACATTATAATGTTAGTTTGTCAATTATTTTCTAAATTACTCAAATTTATCTTAAGTTGTTCAATTTCACGCTTTAATTTTTCATTTTCATTTCTATACTTATCTGCACGTGATTGATTACACTTTCTTTGTATAGATAAATAATCTAATTTTCTTTTATATTCATTATTTTCCTCTAATAGTTTATTATATTCATTAGGAAAATATGTGTTAAGCATAGTATCTTTAATTTCTTCAAATAGCTTACATTCCCCTAATGTATCTGTAGTCAAATTTCCCATTTTATATAGAATACGTGTTTGACTAATAACCTTTGCTTGGTTAATGTGAATTACACATTGTTTATTAAAACCATCAGATGTATCTACAATTCTATAATTTTTATCACCTGATTTATTGTTTATTGGATGATATCCCATATCAATATATTGTTTTTGCCCAGAGACAGGTAAAACAAAAAGGAAATCACCTACTTTCTCTATTACTACACAAGGATGTTCATAAGACAATTCTGGTGTATATGACAAATTCCAATCAACCATAAATATATCACCGACATTAATATCGCCAATCTTAGCATCAAGTGGCTTATGACACTGCTCATATCTGTCAAGCCAATCATTCATACTTTTAATAAATAATCCTGTTTGGTATGATTTTGTTCTTTCGAACTTATTTATCAATTTTGAAAATAACCCAAAGATTGATTTTGATACAGTAATATTTTCATAAGATAGAGTATTCTTACATTCATCTATATTATTTCTTAACTGTGTTTTTAATTCTCGTATTGGTATTTGCATATAGAATTCCCCAATCATCAATATATAATAATGATATTATATACCAATATTTGGCATATATCTACAAGAACATTTGTTTAATATTTTCATACTTGACAAAACATTCACCTGAATGTAAAATTCACTCAAATGAATGTAAGAGGAAGGTAATATGAAAACAGAATTTTTTAAATTATTAACAACATCTAACATACTCAAAGAAAGAAGAATCAATCTTAGATTAACCCAACAAGAGGTCGCTGAAAAAGCAGGAATTTTACCTCAACAGTATCAAAAATTTGAAAGTGGGGAGCGTAAAATAGAATCAGCCACTTTCCAAACTGCTTGTAGGGTAATTGAAGCATTAGATATGGATATTACTAAATTCTATCATAGAGAATATTTATTAAACGATGATAAAATAACGCTCGATATTGAAAAGGATAATATGTAATGATTTACAATTAATAATACAACTAATTTAGATATCATGTAAGGGAGTTACATTATGTTTAAAATCCATTATTGTCCTAATTGCCACCGAATTACCTACACGCATTATATAAAATGTATATGCAGAACATGCAACATTGAATGCAAAAATCTTGATATAGAATTTGAAAAATTCTTCTCAATGACGAAATCCGAAAGAGAAGAGTACATTAACTCACAATTATAAAATTAGAACTATTGTTCTGGATTGTAAAATTATGGTAAAACGATTATAATACTCTCTGAGGTGGAAGCATTGAAAACAATGCAATATGGGAGCTAGGTAATATCTACACGGCTGTCTTTTACTGAGGCTTAAGAACATCTTCTCTTTTTATATAATTTTAAAAGGAGGGAACTACCATGTTAATTAATTTTGATTTTGATAGTATGAAAAAATTTGTGATTGCGGTCACTATTTTAGTAGTTATTCTTAAAATTATGTAGTGAACCTAGTGAGGGAATATTATTATCATTTTTACATAAGAGAGTAGATTTTCCTACTCTCTATTTTATTATTCTTTTTTTATATTAAATTACCAATTTCTTTCTTCATATTTTACCATAATAAAACCTCCGTAAATTTTATTTTATTTATAAGTTATTTTTTAAATTTTCTAGTTGAGTGAAACACACGCTCAAGTACATTACTGAATTCCGAAATCGCAATGTACACTATGCATTATAAGCGAATGTCATACTTAAGGCGATGACTCACTTAGAGGATGGGTATGTCGTTGGGGATTGCTCTCTTATATAGTTATTCTCTATACATGACCTTTCATTTCTATATATGGTCAACATTATAAAATGTAGAGTACCGTCCTGCTCGTTGCCCGTTATTAGTGATACTTAGACACCTATCAAGTCTCCTTGATATTCTCATATATCCACATATACAATTTTTTCTACTTTCGCAACCTCATCCAATATAACTATATGGAATATGGTTTGTTATGTGATCCGTGGGTAGTTTGTTAAGCTACCAAGCATTCAAGCATTTACTCCTCCATGTAATAGTTTATACTCCACTAAAGTGTTTGCAGAGTTTTTATTAAGAATCCCATGTATCCATAGACTTGATTGTAACGCCATTATGTTATTCTCTTATCTATGATTGACCAACTAAAAACTGTTGGAGAGTTTTATGTAAGGTTTGAAAACCCAATCAAAATTCTTAATAAATTTAAAGATACCTGTACCAGCGCCACCAACACCAATAATAGTTGGAAGTAAACCGAACTGATTAATGATTTTTGTTAATAGATTTAATATGGTATCAAGTGATGATACAATATTTTTTACAAAATCTGTATTTATTGCTTTTTGCCAAAAATCTTCCATAGAAGCAGATAGTTTCTTAATTCGTCCATCAATTGAATCAACTATAGCTTCATTTTCACGCATTGCTGAACCCTCGGCATCACCAAGGCTTTCCATAACTTCATCAATTCTTTGATAGTTTTTAAGTAACGCCGCTACATTATTTGCTCTTGATTTTCCAGCTATAAGTTCAAGAGTTGCAGCTTGTGAAGAATCGGATAATTTATCCCAAACAGCACCTAATTCTTTAATAATGTCTGTTGTTGATTTAAATGTATTATCATCAATCATAATATCAACACCAGTCAAAGACTTAATTTGTTCACGAAGCTTAGAAGTTGAATCACAAAGACCATCAGTGTCTTCCTGCATATCCTCTAATTCTGCCTTTGCACCTCTTAAACGTAAGCTTAAAACCTTAAGAGAGTTACCTGTGTTTTCACTATTTTGAACAATTTCATTCATAGCAGTAATAAGACCGATACTTTGTTCAAAACTATTATTACCCGTTTCAAGAGCAGATGCAGAACGCTTCATGGCTTCACCAATATCAGAAGCAGAGAGTGCAAACTGGTTGCCAATCTGGTTATAATCATCAACAATTTTAATGCTATCTTCAGCTTGAATATCAAAAGCTTTCATAGCTGTAATCATATCTTCGGTAGCTTCTGTAATATCAACACCATCACCGACATTAACAAATAATGTGGCGTTTTTAGCAAGATCGCTTGCTTGATCGAGACTATATCCTAATCTTAAGAAATCTGCACTAGAATTAAGTAATTCTTTATTTGTTGTTGCAATCTCTTTTGCAGTAGAAGATACAGTATCTCTAAATGATGCATATTGTGTTTCTGTGGCGTTTGATACCTTACGAACTTCAGTCATCGCTGTATCAAGTTCACGAACAGTATTTATGCCTTGCTGAATATATCTTATCCAATCTTGCCAACTCAAAAACTGAGCAACAAATTTGCTGTTCATATCAGTAAGACGATTACCGATTTGACTAAAGAAGTTTTTGCCCATATTACCACTTGATGCAACTACAGCTTTTAATCCAGAAAATGATATTTTTATCTTTTCTATTTGTTGGGCAGTTACCTTACCAGTATTTGCAAGTTTTTCGGCATAATTAATTACATCATCTAATGCTTGTTTTTGTGATGAAGACATATTAGTATTTTGTGACCTAAAAATCTTCATCTGTGATATAATGTCAGCAATCTTAGAATCTTGTTTAACAAGTTTATTCTCTAATAACTTTGAATCATCGACAATTTTCTGAACTTCACTATCAATTGTTTTTAATCTAGCAACATCTTCTGGTTTCGTAATATCAAGTTGTCCAATTTCTGAAATTTTTGAATTAACTTGTTCAATAAACTCAGGAGTATATTTAGAAGAATCATTATAAGTAGACAATTTTTGAGTTGCGTTATCTTTAAGAGATTGATTATACTTTGAAACACTTTCAGTATTTTTACTTTGATATTGACTGATTTTTGCAGTTGTTTCTAACTCAATTTGTTTAAGCCTATTTAACTGTCCTTGTGCATCGTATAAATCTTGATTAGATTTTAGAATTTTAGTTGCATCTAAATACTGTTGCTGGTAATATCTTTTAGTTTCTTGGAGTTGGTTAATAAAATCTGGATTATCAGCCTTTGCTATTTTTTCACGAATAGATTGAATCTGTTTCCATGCAGAAACTTGATCTTTTAACGCAGAATTAACAGAATCTTGACTTGACTGTTTTTCTTCTTGATGAAGTTTTCTAGTTGCTTCAGCTAACTTTTCTTTCTGTTTTACTTCTTCATTAGAAGGAAATGCGTCTTTCCTTGGATTGGAAGCCGATGAAATATTCGATTCCTTATGTGGAAGAATAGTATCTTCTTTTGGTATCTTTAATTCAGGAATACTTTCTATTCTCTCAATTAATGGATTTAATGCATCAATAATCTTCTGAATAGATTTGACTTCAGCTCTTGCAGCTAATTCCATTGTATTAGCTTCTGTTTTAATAGCTTCAGTCTTTGTATTAATAGCAGAAGTGAGACTATTAACAGAATCCTCTACTTTAATGAAATTCTTTGACTCATTCGTAACAGAAGTTCTATTTTTTTTTGAATTCATCTGTTCATAGACTTTATTTATTTTTTTAATGGTTTCTGCATTATCTGTTAAATCAAAAGGAGTTTTCATACCACCAGTATTTGCATACTTTTGGTACATTTCAACTAATTCTTGAATATCTTTTTTCTGTTTAGAGAGATTTATTTTGCCAGATTCATCAGCAATAGATTTGAACTTAGATTCGATAGAAGACCACTGTTTATCTATATCACTAACAGAAGTGTCTTTGAACATTTTATAAAATGTATTACCAATATCTCTTGTCAAATTTATCATATGGTCAAGACGAGAGATAACGTCATCGAGAGTAGAAGATACTGATTTCAATTCATCATCTGCTTTATCTACAGAAGATGTATCTACTTTTTGAGAATTTAGCTCTTTAGCTTTTGAAAGAATAGTTTCCATAATATTCTTGCTATTTTCAAGTTTCCCAACCTTTCCAATAAATGATAACTCATTAGTACCACCCATATTGAGATACTTGTTATATTCTGAAGCAAGTTTATCTACATTTGCATTTTTTCTAAAAGTACCATCTAACTTAATAGAATTCTCAATTAACTTAGATACATTCTGCCACTGTGTTTCAATATCAGTGACACTACTTACACCTGATGCTCTAGCGAGAGTAGATTCTATATTCTGTAATGTCTTTAACATTGACTGTAATTCGACTAATTGACCAAGGCTTTTTGAAATTTCTTCTGCGAATTTATCAAACCCTTTAAAACTAAAATCCTTTGAATCTGCTGAATTTAATAATTCATTAACTTCGGCAAGTTTTTCAGCAAGTTCATTAACCTCCTTTTTTGATTCTGCAATCTGATCTGTAATGTCAATCTTTTTATCAGAATCAGAAGAGAGAAGTGTATCTGATATTTTCTTAAATTCTTCTTCATTAAAATCAAAATGTAATTTAATAGGAGAAGATTCAAAGATATTTTGAATTTTAGAAATTGTTTCCTTAGAATAAGAAACAGCTTCATCCATTATAGAAGTAAATGTTTTCTTATAAACACCCTCTAAATCAATAACTGCATCTTCACCAGTTTTTGCTAATTCTCTTTGATACTTCTTCGAATAAGATTTGCTAATAGTGCCAACTTCACCATTTTTTTCAGAAGATACTGCATTTGGTGCTACTACAAGTTTTACAGGAGCAACAACGGGATTTTTATTAAGGATATTTTGTAAATCTTCAATAATAGGAGATAACTTTTTCCATAATTCAGATGAAGTGGTTTCAATTGTTACACCAGTTACTAATTCTGCTGAATTTGGGTTGAGTTTATCTGATATTTTTGCAGAAGCTGTTTTGGAAGAGGTAGGTGTTACGATTTTATCTAACTCTTCACGAGTTTTGATGGCAGATTCACGAATTTCATCTAAAGTTCCTTTTACAATTTTTTCATATTCAGATACTTTTTTATCAACATTGTCATCAGAAATAAGTATTGAATCACCAAATGTATATTCTCCTGTTTTATCGGGAATATCTATTAACTGTTGAATAGAATCGTGTAAATCGGCAGCTTTTAATTTCAATATATTGATTTGGTTAATAGTTTTTTCAAAACCGATGCTATTTTTATCAAAATTTGAAAGTTCCGATTCAGATTTTTCAATTAATTCAAGAGTATTTTTTAAATCTTTGGCAAGAACATCTAGTTCTGCTTGAGCTTGTTCTGTATCAAATAATTCATATTTTGAGCCTTTTGCATCGCTGAACTCATCTGTACTTTTAAGTAATTTATTAATTTCTTTTATCTGAGACTTTGCTTGATTTATTGCGCTATCATCAAATGATATTAATGAAATGCCTTGACCATCAAGTTTTTTAATCATTGTATCAATAGCATTATTTGTATTCTGTACATAATCTTGAAAATCTTTAAATTGACTACTTATCTTACTTATATCAACACCATTTCCAAGTATTTTTATCTGTGAATTTATAGTTGAAACAGCTAAATCTAATCTATCAATTTCTGCACGAACAGATTCAAAATTCTTATTAACAGTTTGTTTAAAAGCTTTAAAACTGTTTTTATCCACTTTTCCGATACTTAAATCAGAAAAAGATTTTTCCATATCTGCCTTAAAACGCTTTAACTCAGCAATTGTATTATCAAATTGTGCTTTCATTCCTTTTGATAACTTATCATTTGAAGCCATCTTAGTTAAAGCAGATTCATAATCACGAATCATTTGATTAAGCTCGTTTTTATAATCAATAGCAATACTTACTATACCATCTTTTGCCATTTTATTCCTCCTTATTAGATTTTGCATCTATTCTGCATGTCTTTTATTAATTTATTTTTATATTTTTGCATTTCGTTATAAATGTTAAAACTCGCCGTAACTCCATAACCACCATACCAATCACCACCATGCCATGTACCAGATGGATTATAGATATATGTACTCAATAAATCCTGTCCAGATATTGAAGCATTTCTAATTCCTGAATAATCTTTCATAGTAGAACCATCAATACGAACACCACCATAAAATCTATCAGTTCCATTTTTATAATATTTGTGAGCTGATTTATATAAATTGAAGGTACGAATATAATATGGTTCATCGTATTTATTCAGTTTTGGTTGATAATCGGCATAATACCAATCAAGCAATGTAATATAATGATTTGTTAATTTTTCAGAAGCCTCATGTGCTAAATTTTTTGCTTTTTCTTGACATTGTTTTTCTATCTTATTTATAAAATTCTGATCTAGTCTAAATGAACCCATCTATCATCACCTCCAAAATATTCACTATAATTTCACTATTTTTACACTAAAATAGGAGAGCAGTATTACCACTCTCCATAAGAAAAGCTCTATACGCTGTGACACGCATAGAGCCTAAAATATTGACAATATTTAATTGTAATGATATATTTAACAAGTGAAAATAATTGTCAGTCCTTAATTGAATTTCCGACATATATCTTCACTCAATTAAGGACATTTAAGCAGTATTATATGTAAAATATAGTACTGCTTTTTTATTCTACTTCCTTAAAATCACCAGTTCTTACAAGCTCAACGACCTTAGTAATATCTTCCTGTGGAATTCCCTGTATCTTCTGTTCAATAAGCTTTATAAGTGGTTCTATGGTTATATTTGCAAGTGTCCCAAACCTTTCAACCTGACGACTAATATATGCGTGTGGTTCATATACATTTTGCATAATATCAGATTTATGCATATCAATAAGAGTTCTTATTTCAGATATTTCACTTGCTGGAATAAGTGGTGGAATTTCTTTTCCATTCACAATTTCTCCAATCATTAATTTATCAAGAAGTCCAGAAGATTTTAATAAATCATAATCCGCTGTATAATTACCGTCATTACTCCAAACAAGATTTGTATACTTTTCAATAACTTCTCTAACAAATAACATATACTGAACAAATGAATTAACATGTACATTATCAGTCTTACGAAATTTTATTTCACCATTTTCGTCAGTATATTTTTTCTGTTCAAACATAGTTCTATCTGTAATGATTATTGCAATAGCATCTTTAATATTTACAGGTAAGTAAGATATAATGCTTAACTTTTCCTGTATATATCTATTCTTTAATGAATCTACACACTTATTATATCCCTCAACAAATTCTTTAACTGTTATCTTATTCATAATTCCTTTTATCTCCTTTATAATTTTATTCTTCTACAATAGGTATTAAATCAGCACAAGCATCAGTATCTAACCCCATACTAAACAATTCTTCCGCACTGATAGGTGTGAAATTAACATCTACATCAGAATCACTTACTGCATTAATTTCCTTAATAAATTCTTTCCAATTTTCATCTTCAGGACTAATTCTCTTCTGATTTGGAACAACTTCCCCCTTTTCGTCAACAACATCTTTACCATACTTATTAACAAGAGAGTCTTTGGTCATTTCAAAATCCTTTACAACTCCCTGAATTTCTGAATATAATCTGAGTAGTTTAAACTTAAATGCAGCATTAATTGCTGAGTCACCTTCAATTACATTTTTAATTCTTGCATTGACATTAATTATCTGATATACCTTTAATGTTTTGTTCATATCTTAATATTCTCCTTTATTTCACTATAATTTTTATTTCCGTTCTTGGATTATCCTTATCATATCCTGTTTTTAATGTAAGAGAATGTAAATGCTTCCCATCGTCATCAATAATAAAACCTGATTCACTAAATCCATCTAGGATAAATTTAGGAACTGTGTTATCACAATCCACACGCCTTTTTGTCGGCATATAAGTGGTAAATATCATCTCAAAAGACTCTAAGTGTTTATCTTGTAAACCTAAGTCCTTTATCCAAAAAACAATAAAATCTTTCCATTTTTGTTTAAGTTGATTCATCTGTATTCTTGGTAATATCATCCATGTGTTGATCGAGGGGTGCATTGGTCTTTCAATAGGAATTTTCCTTGCTTTAGGATGTTGTTTGAAATAATATTTATTATATTTCTCCAATACATCTTGGTTTAAAATCAAATCAATAATTTCTATATCTTTCATTCCTTTCTTGATTAAGGGGGCAGGAGAGTGGTCTAGCCACACACTCTCCATATAAATAAAATGCCCTTACTACATGGCTAGATAGTAGTAAAGACATTTTGAATGTGTATTTATAATTTTTTGAAAAATAAGTGTGACTTCAAAAATTACTATGAAACCACACTTTCTTTATTATTAATATACTATCTAGGTATAATAAGAGACTGACCTGGATAAATAGTATATGGTTCTCCTATACCATTAGCTTCTGCAATAGAATACCAATCTACATCAAGCTTATCACCAATGGCTGAAAGACAATCTCCGCTTTCAACTTCATATGTATCATAAGATGGTTCTTCGTAAGTATTTTCTGGTGCAGAACTGCCATTAATAACAGAATCATTTACCCAACCTCTGCCATTCTCGATGAGATATGGATTTCTCGCACCTTCAGCGATAGCTGTAATAGTTCCATCTGTATAAAGTGGGTTAAGTGGTTCTTCGGAAGTTGAAGAAGCAAAGAGTGCTGAATATGTGACATATTCGCCAACAGAATGAGTAAGACCTGTAGATTCTTCCTCATCAGAAGATTCTGGTTCAGAAGTATTTTCATTATTTTCAACAATACAATCATCATTAATCCAGCCTGTACCATCGTTAATAAGATATGGATTTCTTGCAGATGCAATGATATTAGTAATTGTACCCCCCGTAATTGAAGGTGTTAATCCATTTTCGGAAGTAGAAGACGCATAAATTGTATGATATGACACATAATCTCCTACATGATATTTTGTTTTAATATCATCTGATTCAGAGTTGTCTTCGATTGGTTCAGATGGAATAACTGGTTCAACATTAGGTAACTCTCCATAATAATAGTTAAAATCTGTTCTTGCCGAAGATCCATCAATAACAGCATCTGATGTACACTGCCACAACAGACAATCCATCGAAGGTTCATCTATTCCCCAATGTGCAAGCCATCTGTTAAATCCTTCAAAGGACATTAATCTACCATCGTTTAATACATTAGTAAAATAACTATAATTTGCGTAAACACCCGTTGTATATCCTGCGTCTTTGACAATCTGCATAAATTCTATACAAAAGTCTGTAAGAAGTTCACCGTTCTGTTCGGGAACAAGTCCATGATTTCTTTTATATCCGTCAGCATCTTCCATATCAAACCACACACCAAGAACAGGATTAAATCCCTGAATCATTCTTAATATATGTGCAGCTTCACTTCTTACTTCTTCTATATTAAGACAATAAGAATATATGTACACACCATAAGGGATGCCAAGTCTTTCACATTCCTGCATATTTCTAATAGCCTGTGAATCGTCTTGACTTTCTATATCTGAGCCATAGCCAATTCTAATGATTACACCATCAATACTTGACTTAATTGTATCCCAATCAAGCTGTCCATTATTGCTTGACACATCTATAATTCTATAAGCCATAAGTTCCTCCTTTATTTTTAGACAAAATAAAAGAACGAGTCTGAATTGGACTCGTTCTCATAAAGTTTTTATATTTAATTGTTTTTATACCGCTAATTGCATAGGGTATAATTCCCATTTTCCGTTTGGGTATTTATCAGCATTATCAGTTACTATCTTATGTACTTCTTCAAGACTTCCAACATTGGTATCAATATATATAACCTTACCACCTGTTATACATAGTTCTTCACATATTAAGTTATAAAACATTTTTCCCATACTCATTCTTCCTTTCTCAATGTTTAATACAAAAACAATTCATATATATCAACATTAAGAATATGAGAAAGAGTAATAGCATTGTTAAGAAGTATATCCTTTGTGTTTCCATTCTCTATTTTATTTAGAGCTGCAACTGATATTCCGCTAAGTCTTGATAATTCCTGTAATGTTAACCCCTTTTTATTTCGATAATACCATAATTTGTTGTCCATAATGTTAATATGTATATGTATATTTTGTTTATACAAATTTTATCATGGTAAATTTTTACTGTGGTAGAAATTTAATCTTCTTTAATTGGCAAAGCCATTACTTCAGGATATAATTTGTCGTGATAAATATCATCGCCTCCAGCAGCTTCATAGATCTTTCCAAGTTCAATAAATGTTTTTAACCCTGATTTATCAATATACTCTTTGGTTACAAATTTTTCATGTAATCCGTACAATTGTCCTCGAAGAGTAGCAACTGTTTTTGCTTTATCCTTAATTTCCCTTTTAGTAAGGTTGTCTTTAATATCGTCAATGCCATTAGAAATCTTTAAAATTTCCTGATACTGCCAATTATCGTGTTTTTCAAGCGTTTTAATACGGTTTTCTATTGTCTCTTTATCTTCGTCAATACCTGTTTTCAATCTAAGTTTCTTCTTAAAATAACTAAATATTTCGATAATTTCCTTGGCTGCAAATAAGATGGCAAAGAACCCAAGAATGACTAATAAATAATCAATTTGTGTAAGTTTTTCTATAGATCCCACTCATATGTACCATCCCTTCTTACTTCTTCAAAAAATTCTTAAATGCTTCATATAAACCTGTAGAAGCAAGACCAGAGACAAGACCACCAAGTAATATTTCAGGTGTAAAAGCCATATTCATCCATACGTTAAGTACCACACCCAATACACCCATGATTGCAGGAATATACTTATTAACTGCATCTGTTGTAACAATATTTTTTAATACATAACCTATACATAGGCAAATACCAACAATAATCGGTACTGCAAAATTTGTTAAAAATGATAAATCTGTCATAATTTTAATCCTCCTTATATTATACTGTATTCAATTGTCTTAATGTTTCTACACATCTCTTTAATGTTTTACAAAACGTATTCAGTTCAGTAATCTCTTCTTTACCACTTGTAATTCTTATACAACTATTTATATCTTCTTTGTTCATTTTGATAGCCAATAGAGTAGAAGATAGTGTTAAATCACCACTTGTACAAGCACTTCCTGTTGACACCTGATATCCGTTCATATCAAGTAATGTCATTAATGATTCACCCTGTATTCCTTTAAAACATATGTATAGATTATGTGGTAATCTATGCTTCAAATCAGCTCCAACCAAATATGAATCTAGAATATTATTTTTAATGTAACTATAGATATAATCACGATTATTAGATGTAATAGAAGAGCAATCATAATTCTCAACTGCCTTACCAAGTGCAGCTATACCTATTACATTTTCAGTACCACCAAATAAGCCTTGTTCCTGAGAACCATATATAAGAGGTTCAAGTTCAATAAATGACTTTTTGTATAAAACACCAGTACCTTTTAATGCTCCAAGTTTATGTGCTGAGAATCCTATACCATCAACATCTAAAGTTCTTATATTTACAGGGATTTGACTAATAGAGCCTGTACAATCTACATAGATTATTGCGTTATAAAAATGACACATTTCAATAATCTGTTTCACGTCTTGAATAGTTCCTATCTCAGAATTAGCATATTCTATGACTACAAGCTTCTTCATTGTATCAGATGATAGACACTCCTTAAGATCTTGAATATCTATTCTTCCCGTGTGATCAACTTTGAGTGGACACTTATATTTGAGTGATTCTATACATTTCAACACCGATTTATGAGAAGTAGGAGAGTATAACACTCTACATTCATTTCTCTGAGTATAACCTTTAATAAAAAGCGTATTGTTGGCTGAACCGCCAGATGTGAAGATAATGTCTTTAGGATCTGTACTAATGAATTTGGCGACATTATTTCGTGCTGTGGTAATTATTTGTTTCGCATTAACACCAGACTGATACATTGACGATGGATTCTGGTATGTGTCCAAAAGAGATATAATATAATCCTTAACTTCCGATTTTAATGGAGTGGTCGAAGCATTGTCTAAGTACATTCAATCACCACCTAATCTAAGTTATATTTAGAATACATTTCAGATAAAGCATCCCATAATCGTTTTTCTTTTTTATACTTCCATACTGAAATTTTATCTTCGTTCATGTATACCCATGTATAACGAATCCCCTTATCACGAAGAAATTTCATTTCTTCTACATAGGAAGTCGAATATTCTTTGTCAAATTTCATAATTTCCTTTCATTCCATAAGCGTAAAAAATAGGGAATACAAAATTCACAACATATGAAAATGTATTCCCTAAAATTCACACTCTCATATATCAATCATTTATTGTAGAAATAGGTTTCTTTTTATTTCCACTTTTTATTTTAAACTCGTTGTCTTTGGTATCTGTGTTTTTAATATCTTCCTTATTAATATCTTCAATAAGTTTTTTTATATTGTCCTTAAAAACACCAGAAACATCACATTTTGATAATCTTACTTTTGCTGATTCTTTAGTAATTGCATTTTGAGCATAGTCACTAACTGTCTCAAACACAGTTTTACAATTTTCTGTATCAAAAATATTTTTCCATACAGGGAGATTCAAACTGCTTGGACAAGAACCGCAATACTCATAAGGTTTACCACAAGTAAGACAAATTCTATTATTTGCCATTTTAAGTTCTCACTCCTTTGCATAAATAAAGAGAGTGGTAATAATCCACCCTCTAAAAATTATTCTGCATCAACTTCATCAGCATCATAAATGTTATAAAGTACCTTATCTGTTCCACAGTAATCAATCTCAAGATCTCCCTTAAAATCCATTTCGGCAGAATCTGCATTAATTGGAACTGTTGTTTCAGGAGACACCTGGAATGATGGGAACTCAATATAATCTGCCTTTAATTCATTCTTCTTGCATGGATTGTAATATGTAGCCTTAATAATGAATTTTACAGAATTTGGGAACTCATCAGCCTTATTCTGAATCATAGCACCTGTTTCAGATTCTCTAAGATACTTAATAAAGAACATATCGGCTTCTGTATCTGTAGGAAGAGAGAGTTTCCCAGAAGTAGACTCTATTGCAAACTTTTCTGTATCTGCCGCTTCACCCAATGTATATGTTTTTCCAATAGAACCATCACCAAAATACTGAGCAACTTTTACGCTACCTGCAACATAATCTTTGATTGTAACATCAGTACCTTTCTTAACATGGAACATCTTTGGCATTGTTACCTTATTGCCATTAGAAGCAAAAATAGGTGTTGTTCCTGCTGAAGCAGCTATAATGTTTGTATTAACGAATGCATTTTTAGCAGAAAATGTACCAGCCTTTGATTTCCAGATTTTCTTAACTAAATTACCATTCTTATCTTTTACTTCTGTAGATTCAGCAGTTACTTCGACACTACCATCTGATAACTGAGTAAGTACATATAAAGGATTTGTTGTAGTTAAATCTTCTGCATAGCCATAAAGAATTTCTTTATAAAGTTTATCGCCTAATCTAAAAGCCATATTTTTATTCCTCCTTAAAATTGTTTTTATAAAATAAAAAATCATGCTGTGATTTTTACATCACGCATGAAATTAAATTCGTTTTTATCCACTTTACTTAAATCACACATACCACTATACATTCCACCAAATAGGGCACGAGTTGATTCATAAATTTGAAGTCGCTGAATGTTATACATAAATTCAAAATATCCGACTTCACGTAATTCATTTTTTTTGTAATGACAACCAGGATGATTAAGATAAAAAGCAATCATTGATAGAAGACTTTGCTGATTTTTATTTTCAGAGGCTTCTTTTTTCTTTTGAATTAATTTCTGCCTATCTTTATTTATCAAATCCTGTTTAAGTGTCTTATTAGATGTGAATTCTTCTTCTGGTGGGAAAGAGTTAAACATAAACTGTATATATTTACACATCTTATTTCTTGTATCTTCGTCTATTTCCAAATCTAATTCTTGACTATATAAAGTTAATGCGGTATCTCTATTAACCTGCTTTTGATATAATTTAAATGTGGAAAAATCAATATCTCCAAATATTAATTTTGAATAATTGAAATCTATTGATTTTATGAGAATTGAGAACAGTTCAAGATTACTGATTTTATTCCAATCAATGCCCATATCCCAAAGTTGAAGTCTATAAGCCGTTGTATTCGATACAAATGGTGTAATTACTCCATAAATATCAGTTTCACTATTTGAATCAATAAAGTCTTGAATAGATGGTTGATGAATTATAATTTTTTCATTTATTACATAATCTTCACCAAAATACATTTTTAAAGGATTGAATCCTAATTCTTCAACTTCTTGAATCTGTTCATCTGAAAGTTGTTGTTCTATAGTTTGCTGAATAAAAGAATTATTAGAAAACATTTTATCCATTATTACCACCTCTTATTCTTATAAGAAGTAGTACCATTTGAAGAAATAACAAGATCGTTTGGAAGTACACATTGATACTGTAATGTACGAACAAGATAATTATTATCTGTTGTAGATTCTTTATTACATATTGGTGTAGGTTTTTCAATTTCAAAACCAGTCCATGCAAAATTCTCCCTAATAAGCGCAGCTAATAAATCATGTCTTGGTATACCAGTTAATTTATCAACTCTATCATTTCCATGTACAAAAATGGTAAATGTGATATTAAGAAGTTTTTCAGTAGGATTATATCTGACATTTTCATCAGTTCCTACTTGATAACAAATATAATGTTTAACTTCTGTCTGAGTATCAGGAATAAATAAGAATGGACGTATATTTGCTGTACTACCAATATAATTATCCCATTCTCCAAGTGGTTCATATTCACCTAATTCTTCATTCCATTCCCAATTAATATTTCCGTCATCATCAAAAAGTTCTGATTCAAGTTTTTTTTCATTAAGTGCATATAATATTTCAGGACACTGTAGAAAAATCTTTTCAATTTTTTTTTTGATACGAATCACATCATCATCAGGAGATTCTTTATAAGCACGAAGTTTTGTAAGTAAATCTTTTTTAGTTATCATTTTATTTTTTGCCATAAAACACCTCCTATTCGATTAATTCCAACGGCAAAATTTCAGATTTAATCGGCAAGTAATCCTTAACAATTTCACACTTAATAGACAGTATTTTGCCGATAACGGAAGTGTCATTAGGAAACTTTACTTTCTTTTGGTTGTACTCTGTACCAGCTCGCCATGTTACTTTATCAGTCCAATCTTCATCGTCAATAGAGCAAGTCCATGTAAAGGTTGCATCAGCATATTCAGTTGTAATATCTTCATTGGAATCATTGAATAGATTTACTGTAAGATTTTTGTAAGAGCCACCAACTTTAATAGTTGAAGTGGATGCTGAGATTCTTGCTGTGATAGAAGATGGGGGAGTGGTTGGAGTAGACGGATCTGTTGGGGCAGTACCACCAAAATAGTTAGCCCAAAGACCTGTGATAATACCATTTTCATCTTTCTCGATATAATCAGTATTGCTATTGAATGGTTTCTGATATAGAGTAAGCTTTGTCCTTCCTCGGACATTAACTCGTTCAACCTTACTTACCACCCATGTATTAGGTGTCCAATTCTCAATCGAGTAGTTTGGAATGTCTACAATGAGTCGTTGGTTATTATTGTTATCTTCAGAAACATAATAGATGGTATCAGATATTTCATTTGTTGGAATAAACAGAAGTTCCTGATTCTGTTGGCTTGCGGTCACGTTATCTACCCAAATTCCTGAGTTGTAACTAGACTGTGATTTTAAAACGCACCACATACTTCTCTTATATCTTTTATCTGCTTCGGTTTGTATCCACTGCAAGAGATAATCGCAAGGTAAAATGAAATACTTCTGAAAGTCCTGTTCAACATCTTTCATACAGATTAAATGTTTATGATAAAGTCCATCTTTATCTGGAATATCCAAAAACATCCCCACAAAAATATCAACTAATTGGTACTTTTTTCTATATTCTTCCATATAGAATAACTCGTCATCTTCTGTAAAGTATTCTTTCTGTTTTGGTCTGAACTGACACTGTAAAGTAGGAGAGTCCTTATCAATAGAACCATACTTACTTACAAGTATCTTCGCATCAATCGGTGTCTTTGTGGTATTCTCATATGTCATACCAACATTTATATCTGGCGAATCGTCATGTTTCCAATCATAGATATAGCATTTTTTACTCTGCTTATCATTATCCCACGTCCAATTCATCATGTCGTCAGACTGTTCCTTATAAATCTGACCAATCGTTTTAGCACCGTTGTTCTTGGCGTTTGCGACACGCCTAGCTGTTTGTAGACTCGGCATCGCAACCCACCTCCTCAAACATTGCTTTTATATATCCGTGAGAATCTAAAATCGCCCTACGGAATTTTTTGTAACTAAAATGGTCGCTCTTAAAATTATCCATAGCACCTTGTAAGGTTGCCATAAGAGTTACCATAAGTCCGTTGTCATTAAATAAGGTTTTTGTACCGCCTAATTTAAACATAACATTCTCAAAGAAGACGAGAAATGCTTCATCATCTTCAAATATTTTCTCTTCAATTGTCTTGTCTTTATAGAGCAGTAATTTGTGAATGTCGCCATGCATTGCACGAACTGCTTCATTGATTTGCTTGTCTGTGAAGTCACCATATATGTATTGCATATTAGGACTCCATATTGATATAAGAATTGTACATATATCCGTAATCACGAATACGTTTATTCAATTCGGTTTTCATGGAATCCAGACGGTCAATCATATTTTTATGATTGTCGAGTAGCTTCTTTTCTTCCTTACCACCTATCATTACTGATGTGTGCATAATAGAATCAACCTGTGGCTGCAACCATTCAATCGTCATTCCAAGTACAAGAATTCCTACGACAAAATTCATATCAGCCGTTTCATCTACTGAATTATTCAGTACAAAATCCAACTGTTGAATTTCATCATCGAGTGTGAGAGAAGAGAATAGCCTGCGCACTCTTGGATTAGCAATTACATTGCTTAATCGTTCTGTATAAATTTCAAGCAAATCGTTTTCGTCAAGAGAGAGTTCTTTCATATCTGAAATTCGTCCTCTTGTTCGTGAAAAAATTGTTTCATATGGAAGCGTCATTGTGAGCCTCCTTTACTTAACGAATAACTTACTAATCAAATCAAAATCAGAATCAAAAATCTCACTTAAGGTTCTTACCTTTGAAATACTATCAAGATGTCCATTTGCGATTTCACCTGCAACCATCTGACAAAGTACATCCTTTGCACCGATAGGAAGTTTTTCAATTTCCGTTCTCATTCTGCTATTAGGTAAATCTAAAATTTCTAATAAATCCTCTGCTGTATACATATTGTCATATACTTTTGTAACTGAAGGGAAATCAGCTAACAAATCATCATCTTCAATAATAAATCTAGGCAAGAAAATATGGTCAGAACCCTTACGAATCAAAGTAACTAAATCTCTGTAGTTAATTTCGCAAGTCTTCCCATAATCCTTAAATTCATATGTATTACCAGATGGACATGTAATATTTAAACCGCCAAAACATACTGAACGACATAAAATAAAGTCAGAATCAGTAAAAGTTTTCTTTGGCTTTTCAGTTACTTTCGCTTCAACAGTTTCTTCTGTTTTTGCGACAGTTTTCTTTGTATAACCCATTTTTATTTCCTTTCTTTCCATATAAAATAGGAGAGTATTTTCATACCCTCCTACATAAGTATTGTATTAAATTAGTCCTGAGTAATCTTCCACTGACCAAAGTAACGACCAAGACGAGTAGCAACACCAAGTTCTCTCTGTACTTCGTACTTCATAAGATCCGCAATATTACTATTAGCCTCACCTCTGTCAGTAATCTCATCAATGATTGTTTCACCAACATCAACCATATCAACCATCTTATTATCACCAGAAGCGAAGATCCAAAGTGTATCATCATCGTACATAGTCTTTGTTACATCATTTCTTGCGAATCTCTGTGGAATCTCAACAAGACGATAACGACCATAATTACCAAGTCTACCCATAGAAGCAACGGCTTCCTTCTGAGAAGCAGCAATCCAGTTTACATTTACAAGGTTTTCAAGTTCCTGAAGACCTACCATAGTACCCATAATTACAACTTCCGCATTGTCATTTGCAACAGATACATTCTGAAGTACCTTGTTGAACTTGCCTCTGTTCTGTGTATTTAAAGCACCAGTCTCAACGAAACCTGTCTGTACAGGAAGCTTCTTTGGAGCATTAAGAACTTCTGCGAAGATAAGATCCTGAACCATAACAACGAATGCCTTTGTGATAGCATCAATAAGTTTTGTCCAATCTTCCTGTCCAATTAAATACTTATCAATATCAGCACCAACAGCAGCACCATAAAGATCAGTCTCAACAGAGTATGTTTCACCTTCTGGTAATCTCTGGAGCATTGTATCATGGTGTCTCTTACCCATTCTTGCAACAGAAAGAATTACTTCCTCATGTTCGTTCTTAAATAAGTTCTCATCACCATCATTAAGATTTCTATAGTTTACAAGCTCATTGAACCATTCGTTCTCTTTAAGACCTGTAGATACTGTCCAGTCTGTTACCTCCTCAATAACATTAAAGAACTGTCTACCAAACTCTTCGTAAGCACGAATACGCTCTCTCTTCTTAGCATTCTTTGTTAAACCAAAGATTTTAAGAGACATTTCACGAAGCTTATCCTCGGCATCCTTCTTAGAAATACCCTCATCAAGTTCTCCCTTATATAAATCAAACATAAGGTTCTTAATTTCATCATAAGATGTTTCCATTTCTTTAAACACATTCATTACATGTGCGGTAAAATTCATTCTACTCATTATATTTTATCCTCCTTTCTTACGCAGTAGCTACCTTGTGTTTCTGGCTACCAGCTTCGATAGTTACCTTCTTACCTGCAACAGGTGTACCATCAAAAGCATCTGCACTAAGCTCATATACATCTGTTACACCGAGAACAAAACCTCTAACAGTCTTTGTTCTACTTGCACTTGCTTCGTTAAAGAAGTTAGAAGTAGCTGTAAACTTAGAGTTATAGTTTTCTGCAATAGTAGGAACTTCATAAATTAAAATCGCTGGTGCATTAGGATCAATCTTCTTAACCTCCACATACCAGTTTCCATCAGCAGCCTGCTCAAGAATTTCCCCTTCAAAAGTAGTAGGTGCGTCAGCGACCTCATACTGATCAAAAGATACATATTTACCTTTTCCGCATACAGTACCGTTGTCTGTATCTGTCTTAATTACCATGTTTAATGTTCTACCTACACGCTCAGAAAGGACTTTAGTAGGGAAGCAAACATGATGCTGTTCAATTGAATAACGTAAAGCCATTATTTTTTCCTCCTTAAATTTGATAAAATAAAAAAGACCGCTTTATAAAAGCGACCTAACAAAAAGTGATTATTTAATTTTCTATTTATTTGTTCTGAAACAATTTTCCATATCTACTTGATTTAACAACTTTAGATGGGTTAGCGAACTGTTTCTTAGAAGTTGATTTCTTCTCCTCTGTCGATGCAGAAAAAGTTGAATGTTCTGCAATAAAATCAGAATGAATCACTTTAACCTGTGTTTCCAGTTCAGCAAGAGAGTAGTTATCCATATTCTTATAAAGCTCGGCAAAATCTTTGTTTACAAAATTTTCTTCTTTATCTTTTGTAGAAATAGATTCGTATCTCTTATCTGCAAGAATTTCTTCACGCTTTTCATGAAGTTCATTCTTTTCTACAGTTTCCTTAAATGCTTTTAATTCAGCATAATTTGAACGCATATCATCAAGTTCTTTCTGTTCATCAGCAGTAACAAACTCAATATATACTTCAACTCTGTCACCAGTAAGAGAATAGTTGTCATCCTTAGAATCATAAGTCTGCTTATAATATCTTCCAGACCACCAATCACACATGATTACATAATCATCATAAACAGTGACACCATAATATGTATTATCTGTCTCAGCATATGTAGCGTTTACTAAATCCTGGATAGCATAGATTTTATCCTGTAAAGATACAGCAAACTTTTTGATTTCTCCATCTTTCACAAATGAATACTCAACAGTATTATTAGATACAGAATTATCTACTTTCTTCTTGACTTCATCATCATCTGATGGAGTAGTAGTTGATTCATCTGTAGTTGAATCCTCCTTGCTATCATCTTTAGTAGATTCGGTTGGTTCATCATTAGTTGGTTCTACACCCTCGTCTGTAGAAGGAGTATCTTCCGTTGAAGTATTATCTGTAGTGCCATCAGTAGTATCAGTATCATCAAATGCTTTTGCAAATGCTTCAACTAATTCTTCGTCTGACATATTTTCATAATCGAATGTAATATCATCAACTGTTTTTCCATACTTCTGACATAACTCTTCAAATTTATTCATATTGACGTTGTTTCCTCCTTCCTTAGAATTGTTTTTATTGTCAAAACAAGCAGTCTCTAATTTTTCAAGTCGTGCCTGTAATTCAACCATTTTTTCATTAAATTTAATTAGACTGTTATTTTCTTCACTGAAATCTTCGAGCGTAATTTTGCTTCCAAGCATTCCCTCACCAATAGGTGTTCCATCTTTCTCAGATCCCAAGCAAGTACATCCTGCAAATTCAAAATCATCTAATTGTAGATACTTTTCTTTTGCATTGTATGAACACTCGTATACAATCAGCTCACAGCTCACCTTTGTTCCATTTTTTTCACGAATGATGTCTGCACAACGAGTATATGATTCAGGAATTGCCACACGAGCAACGACATATGTTTTATCCATATCTTTGTCATATTCGAGAAAAGGTTCGTCTGCTGTAAAAGTACCAACCTGTTTTTCATCATATACGGTTATTTCATTACCATCTTCATCTGTTTCTATATGATAATCGTGAGAGTGGAAATCCCAAGAGCCATCATCCAATTGATGAATGTTCGCAAGTAGCGGAGAATATTTTAGACTTGGCATTGCAGCCTTCATAGAATCTTCAGATATGTAACTACCATTACGATTAAGTAATGTGTGACAAACACGCACTTTAGCATATAATTTATTATCTTCGGCTTTTTCTATGTCAGCAGAAGAAAAATCTTGAACCGCCTGTACATAAAGTGGTTTGCCAGATTCTTTTGAAGAAAAATTATACATTTTCTTATGCTTACAGAAACTAATTAAATCTTCAATTGTAAAATATTTCTTTTGCATTATTTCCTCCTTTCTGAATTATTCATGAGCACTCAGATAGGAGAGTGCTAAATACTCAGCATATTGCTATACTGAATTTTTCTTTTATCTATATCATCATTTGAAAACTGAATTTTTCCAGAATTCAAAAAGGTATAAATACCATTCGCAATATCTATTCTCTGAAAACCAAGAGAGGATAATTTCTCGGCAGTAGAGACATCTGTAGTTTTTATAAAATTCTGTTCCATCCTTTTATCTCCTAATTATCGTTCTTATTCTGGTCACGAGTTTCACTTCCCTCATCTGAAATCTGTGTATCAGAAACCTCTGGTTTTGTTCCATCAGAGCTATTTGAAACTGTATTAGCAGAAGTAAGAATCTTAAATCTATTTGGTAAATCAAGAATGTCATTACCTAAGAATGCGAGTGATAATGTATCTAATTCACTAATACCATTAAGTGCATTGATTGCAAGAATCTTTGTTGCATCATACTGTAAATCTTTTTGTAATGATTCCTTAAATGCGTCTTTGGTATATGCTGATACTTCAAAGAATTTTACTTTGGCAGGATTAGAAACTTGATAGCCAAGCATACGATTTGTCCAACCTTGAATCTGACCAAGTAATGCTGAAATTGCAAATTCTGTATCAGCACGAGTCGCTGAACGAAATGCTTCAGCTCCACTAATAGTAGAAGAGTTCAAAATCTGTGCGCCACCAGAAGTATTTAAAACTTCCTTTGTTGCCTTTTGAACTTTTGTTGTGTCAGTAGATTGGTCATCAGAGAATGAAATAGTACCAAGTGGGATAGGGGTAATTGCAGCACCTACATAATCAGGTAAACTTTCAACCATCTTGTTGTAATAATCCACAGCTAAGTCAATATTAACTGACCATGCATCGGGATCTGTTGCACCTGATAATGTTGGAATAGTAGCAGTAATCAATTTATAAATCTGTTGTTCATCTGCTACAGCTTGTACATCAGCTAAATTAAGCAACCCAATTAAGTCGATGAATAGTCCACTGTAAATTGGTACAATTGTTTCCCAAGACTCCATTCTTGACTTTGTACACAAAGCATATTCATCTGGCATAGGTTGCCATTTGTTTTTACTATCTCCACCATAAGCTTTATACATTGAACTTAATGGTTCTCCAAGAAAATCAAGGATATCTTCAAATTTTTTATAATTACTCATATCCACGCTGAATGAAAAATCACCTGTGAAATATTTTCCTGAAATCCTACAATATTCAGGTGGTATTTTTAATATGAAAATACCTGTCTCATCTATCCAACAACAACCATAATAAACATCTTCGATAAAATTATTGATTAACATAGGAAGTAGGCTGTTCTGTAAATCCATCCTGTCTAAGACCTGTAATGTTTCATAATAATCTTTTAGGATTGCTTCTTTATCATTATCTTCAATGGGATTATATGTAGGAACAACATATCTTGAATTCAAATCAAACATTGTAGCGTTATACATAATCAATCTGAAATATACCTGAGAACGATAGAAGAGATAACGTGATAATCCACGTAATTCAGATTCATAGCTGTCTATGTTCTGTAAATATCTGATGACATCATCTTTACTATAAGAACTAATAGTTGTCTGTCGAACTGTTTTGGTTACATCACGAACTTGCTTAAATGCCTGTTTGCTTTCGGCAAATTTTTGTTTCTGTGCTTCAAGCTTTTCCATATACTGCTTTCGTTCAGCAGCCGTAGGTTGTCGCTTAGTAGTTGTTTTAGGAGATGTTTCTGACATCTCTTTTTTTGGTCGTGCCATTTATGTAGTAAACACCTCCTTTTCTTTGAGATTTTTTATTTAATTTTTATGTGTGAATTTTTGTGATTTAATTAGAATCGTTTTGAAAATGAAGATGAGTGTGATGGTTGACGGATAGGGAGTTTATTAATTAAAGATTGTGTATTTTGTGTTTGGGGTTTCAATTTAAGTTCTAACTGACAAGCACACCAGTAAGAATAGGCGATGGAAGAATATCTATCTTTACGCATACCTTCAACCTCTTTTACCTTAATATTTCCATTTTTAACTTCATGATCTAATTTTATTAATTCATAAACAGCAAAAGTTGTTTGTATGTATGACATTTTCAATTTAGCCTGTTCTGTTGGAGACATCTTAAAATATCCTTTATAAGTTTCTTTTAATGAACTATCAGCATCTTGTTCAGGAATAAGAAAATTGATTTTTCCATTTTGTATTCCGTTTCTAAGTAATACACATATTTCATTGTTAAAATTAGCATTAGCCTTTACAGACCAAACAACTTTATTTGCATCACGAACCTTACATCGTTCAGCCATATCCTTATCATTTATACATGTCATGGCTTTATATCTTTTGCCGTTTTCTTGGCAAATTTGATCCTTTGTTATGAAATCATATACACCCAAGCCGATACCGTTAGTATCTAAAACTAAATCTGTACATTGATATTCATAAAAATACTTCATAACAATCATTCCTAACTCATCTGTTTTTAAACCTTCAAAAGTTTCACCATAAACAAAATTTGACTGGTAAGCTGTATCATTTACTTGAATTAAATCATTAATGTAAATAGCCGAAGCATCATTCTTTTTCTTTTTTGTAGATTTCATAAGAGCAACGTCAATGGATAAAATTCTTTTACCTGTAGCAGTCAACTTCGGAATTGTTATCTTGTCATTACAGAAACTTAATGGTGGAAATGCTTTTCTCAACCGTCTACGTGCTGTAAGTTCATCAAATTTGAATAAACTACCATCCGTGTCACCAAACCACAAACATTCCATTTCCATTTGTTGAACAAGCTCATTATAGTCAGCTTCACTCATTTCATCCTCTAACTGAGAGCGAGATAGCAAACCTTCTCTTATTGAAACTTGATAAGGTAATCCACAGATGAAATATTTCTTCGTGTCGTCAAAGAAATTTAATGTATAACTTTGTGCCTTTTTATACGCCCATGAACTTTTAAAATATGCACTGGACATATAGATTTCCTTATTTCTTTCCTGCAAATGTGCATATTCAGGCTTTCTCAGATATTTAGGTTGTCTAGGGCTTGTTAAGAATTTTCGTAATACTGTATTAATTACAGTTTCATCAACCATACGAAATTCATCCACGACTATACAATTTGCTCTGGCTGAACGGCTGTTCTCCGAGCTTGTACGAGTTTTTATCCATGAACCATTTTTGAAATAAATAGAAGCATCGTTTTGACCTATATTACATTTCTCAATTTCAGAACGTAATATGGAAGACTGTTTCATAAAATCATCTTGTATTTTGAGCAAGACTTCGTTAGCTTGTTTCAGAGTTCCAGAACTAACAACGATTTTTGTTCCAGGAAATAAAATACATCTTACACAGCAGAAGAGGGCGGTTAGGTATGTCTTACCTTGACCTCTCGCTGCCAGATACATAACGAAGTTATAGTGCATCATGCACCATAACAAAATTTGTTGAAACCATTTTAAAGATAGTCCCAACACGTCAATAACATATCTATGTGGATTACTGCGATAATACCCAGCTCTCCAAGCAACAGTTTCCATTATTTTTTGTTGCTTGTCTTTTTCTATCTCTGTTTGAGTTTTTACTTGAGGCATAATTATACCTCCTCATCAGCTTTTTGACCGAATATCTTATCAAATAATGCTTCTGAATCAGTATCTTCATCATACTCAGGTTTCTTAACAGTATATTTAGAAATAAATTTCTCATATGTTGCAGAAAATGCATTCTTTAATCCCATCATCTTAGATAAGTGCCCTTTGAAGAATACATCAATCAGCAATCCAATTTTATCAGGATCTTTAAATTCTCCTTGTGGCTCTGGTATAGGTTGTTCCTGCTCCCATCTATCAATAAGCTGTCCAAATGTAAGATTATCAGTTAATTCAGATGCAGTTTTCTGATTAGGCTTGATATTTAAACTTCCTAATAAATTCTGCAAAGTAGCATCTAAATCTTTTGTATCTTTCCCATTTTTTTGAGCATTATCTATTTCAAGTTCCTTACAACATACTCGTTTAAATAAAAGTTCTTGAGATTTATTTTCACAGGGGTAACGTGTCGTCCAATCTTGGTATTCCGTCTCAAGATACATAAGTTCTTCATTGTTATAATTGTTTCCAAATCGCTTTTTTGCAGATTTGAGAGTTTTTTGGACAATCTTTGTATTTGTTTCTGGATTATTTTCCATATCATCAACAGAAAATTCAGAGTCTTTATAGGAAGTGTTATTATACTGTGGAAGAGAAGCTACCATTACAATAAGATTTTGAACAGCCGTTCCACGAACTTTTTCACCAACACCTTCATTAATAGCTTGTAGTTGTGCGTTATAATCACTTTCGCTAAATTTCCAATCAAGCTGCCTAAAAGTGTTAATTGTTTTTTCTCTATTGTCTGTTCTAACGCCAGTTTTAGGATCTACGTCAGTACACAAATCTAAAATACAAGCCTTACATGCAAAATGCTCAAATCCGCTTTTACTTTTGTTAGATTTATAAAAGTTTCCATTACCTTTAGTTGATTTCCATTTTCCACAATGAGGACAATAGATATAATCCAAATCTAGTAAATGGTTGTAGTCAATGGCTAAATCATGATACGCACCTTTTACATTATTTACTGTTAACTTTTTGACCTCATCATCAGTTTTGGCTTGTCTTAAATTAGCCATTGTCTCACCTTCTTTCCTTTTGTTCCAATATAAAAAAGAGAAGCAGTAGCAATACCACTTCTCATAAAAATTCAACTTATAAAACACCATAAAAGCGCAATTCACTTAGTACGCTGTGTGAGAGAATCGAACTCCCATATCTTTCGGAATGCTGGTTTTCAAGACCAGTGCAATACCAACTCTGCCAATACTACATAATAAAAGAGCTACCTCATGAAGTGACTCTCTGTTGCTATACAAAAAATGTATAGCCTCGCTGTCCATTTAAGTATCAGCTACGTAATGATCTGTAGGAGATTCGGACTCCTGTTGCCGCCGTGAAAGGGCGATGTCCTAGATCGCTAGACGAACAGACCTAATGTGGGCATCTCACCCACTGGATCAGCATAAAGCACTAACTAGCTGATATTGGACTGTACATATCCAGTTATTATTCAGGTACAAACTAAGTACCCTAAGACACACAAGGTATCCATGCTTACTGATTATTCTCTATATATTTTCGGTCTTCGGAGTAAAGATTAATTGATAAGATTTAATGACTATTATCTGTCAATTAGGATTCTCATTAACGCAGAGAGGCACGAACATCTTCTTATTTCTAAGGTTGAAATTAACCGATTATCCTAGATGTCGATAGAATTAAGAAAACTAGGATCAAGTTAGACTCAACCCATACAAAAGAATTTCTTTTTAAGATATTTTTATATTCTCTGATTGATTTATATGTTATATTATTCTCTTATTTTTGGAATATTTTGACAGAAAATGTCATATGATTTATAATGTAGAGGACAAGCGGTTATTCAAACATCTTTGTTTGGCTAGATAGAGATGGTTAGGTGGTTGAGTCACGTCAGAGCAGTGATGTTCTGTTATATAAATATCCTCGTGACATCATGTAGGAAATACTTACAAAGAAGGATAATACGTGACATTTTGTGGTTTACTAATTTTTACATTAGTAACTGGTATAGTAAGCGGAATTTGCTCTACATACCTAGTTAGAGTTCTTGATAAACACAAAAATGACCGCCACTCGCCAAAGCACGGTCATTAATGTGTTGAATATTATATTTATTTAGCCATTGTTGATTATATTGGCTCAACCGTCTAACGGATAATTGCTTGTTTCTTTTGGTTTGTATTATAACACATATAATTAGCTGATGCAAGTAAAAATATAATGAGGTAAAATTATGGAATCATTTATAGAAATATTAAAAATAATTCTTCCTGCACTTATAACAGGTATATTTACCTTTATTGTAACCAAATATAATTATAATAAGAATGTCCCATTAGATAATATGAAAATTGCATATAATCGAATTTATTATCCCCTGTATAAAATTTTAAACAATAATAAGGAATATAATGAAAATACTATAGATGATGTTATAAATCATATATCAACTTATATGAATGATTATAATATCAAATATATTGATAGATCCACTCATAAAACATATATAATATTAAAAGACAATCATAATAAATATAACTACAATAATTTCAAAAATAACATATATGATAGAAACTCATATCTACGCAGAAGATTAGGATATCTTGAACCTAATTTTATACAGAGTGTTATGTATTTATCTAAAGACGATAAGTTCATATTTTTCTGTGGAGTAGATGGGCTAATTATTTATATGTCATTTATAATTGCAGCTTTATTTAATAATGAAGATGTGGTCTACAAATATGCATTTGTATGCGGAGGGGTATTCTTAGTTATTTTTCTTATTAAGATTATAATTAAAGGGATAGGTATTCTAGGGGTTAAAATTATTAAATTTGGTTGTTATGTGAAGAAGTGTTGGAATAAGAAGAAGTGATTTTAGATAAAACTAAAGATCAGAAAGTGATTTTTGTTCAACCTTTTTAATTTCTCCATCAGCAAAATATTTTGCAAATTGCTCATCTGCATCAATATCCTTGTACACCGCAACCATATCAAGCGAATTCCAACCGACTAGCATTTGAATTACATCATCAGGAAGTCCACTTCGAGAACAAGAAGTTGTAAAGAAATGACGAAGACTATGGAAATAGAAGTCTTCTCCTAAATGTTTACTAAACGTATCAGCCCAACTGTCAAGAGTGCTTGAATCCATAGGTTCATCTATATATTCTCCATTTACTTTCTTTGGAAATAACCATTCTGATTCAATTCCGTGTTCTTTTCTATAATTCATCCACAAATCAAAATATGGTTTAAACGGTTTTGCAAGTGTATATGCTACTAACATTTTTCCACGAGATCCTCTTCCTTTTGTTTGGATCTTTTCAGGTGTCTTATATAAAGAACCGTATATGATATTTTCGTCATCGAAATAAGATACTTTGAAGCGTGGTAATTCACTCTTACGTCTGCCACTAAATGCAGCTAATGCTAAAATACAAGCCTTGTCATACTTGCCTTTTTCAACCCAATAATCAAGCATTCTCTGTACTTGTTCATCAGATAACACAGTTTTAGTGAATACTTTTTCATTTGCAGGATTTTCAATTTTTCGTATAATCGGTTTAAAGTTCTCATACTCATCATCTAATATAGCTTCGACATAATTTGAAAGCGATGAAAGAGTAGATTTTACTCTACGCATTCTAGCTGGTGACCATTTATATTCAGTAAGGCAAAAGCTCTGATAACGAGCAATGTCCCTCTTAGATAAATCAATAAAGAATTTGTTGTCACAATGCTCAAGTAAATACACCCAGAAAATGTAAAGGTCACGTCTATATGCATTGATTGTATTTGGAGATCTATCAACTGAACGAAGATAATCCAAAAAGTCATTTCCTAGCTCTATATTCTCTTTATTACACTGAATTAATAACTCATCAGTAACAATATTATTGTGTTGTATTTTTCTACCCATTAAATCTCACTTCCTTTCAAACAACAAAAAAGAAGCAGTAGTATCATTAACTAACCGCTTCTTTGTCGCATTTTTATATATTCATCATAAATCCCACAATCAGCTATGACACCAATCATGAGTACATATATTTATTCTCTGTTTCCATTCACAGAAACATAGAAAAATTGACTTTAATAGGATTCGAACCTATATCCATTCCGTCAGTGGCTTTCACACTGGTGTCTGCGGTTTTACCTTAGATGCTTTAACCATTAAGCTATAAAGTCATACAAAAAAGAGTGTGCAGTATGCACCACACACTCCAAATATTTTTAATTATTAACTAGCAACATATTGCTAATTAAAATCTTAACAAATCATCAAGTTTATAGATTCTTTTAATACTATTATGAATTGCTTCATATTCAGAAAGTATAGAAGAAAAGCTCTTATTCCATTCAGACATTTCATCAATTTTCTTACCTAAATAATCTAACAATTCTTTCTTAGATACCTTTTTACCATTAATCTCATAAGTTCCAGATTTTACATCAAAATAATAAGTATCATTACCACAACAATCGCAATTCTCACAATCGCCATCGTAGTCATCATCAGTATCTTTGATATTATCAATATACACTTCAAATATATTCTCACCATAAACATGCGACATTATCTTAGAATTGCAATTCTCAAGAACATAAACGGCTTCTCCGCATATATCCTTATATCCATTATTATCTTTTGCAGGCTCACAACCAATTTCACCAACAAATAATGTGATAATATATTCATCTGTATATCCATTGACATTAGAATCGCCGAGTTCTTTAATACTTGAAATTTCAAAACCTCTTTCAGCAATAAGAGTTTCGATTAATGTCTTTGCTTCATAATACTTGGCAACAATTGCTATACTGTTTAAATTATCATAAGAAACTACATTATGATACATTGAATTAGCCCAATCAGCTAATTCATGTATATCATTTATAATTATTGTATCTATAGTAATCACGTCCCTTCAGAATTAAAGTTGCTTTGCTGACTTATTCATCTTAAATGTGATTTCCTGATGGGCAGGAGTTATATATTCCTCACCTTTTCTGTCACCTAACATAATCTTGCCTGTTCTCTCAGGTACATCCTTAACCTTAAACTTACCAAGCTTACCTACAGGAACAGATTCTGTAGTATCAGCCCTTAATGTATCTGTAATAACCTCTGCGTATGTATCAAGTATAAGAGCAATATCACCTTTCTTAGCTCCTTCAATTCTTTCTGCAATTGCGCTTACTAATTCGTTCTTTACCATTTTTAAAATCTCCTTTATTTTCCTTAATTTTATTTTGTAATATAAAAGAGGGTAGCGTCCATATAAGGTACACTCCCTCTAATAGTGGCTTCATCAGCCAAATTATGCATAATATTTACATAATTTAAAATTATTCCGAATATTTGCATATATTAACTAAAATTAGTTTTGTTTATTATCTAATTGCAACTGATTCTATATAATATTTGTTGCAAATAAGTTCTAATTTAATTTGAGTGTATATTCACATACTTTTCCTTTATTTTGCTCGAATATAATTAATTTTCCAGCGGCACTTGAGGTCTTATTCAAAGAAAGAGAATATGGATCAACTCCAATAATTGATGGAACATTTATGACTTCTGAATTAATACCAATTTCTTCAACTTTTGAATGATGTAGATGTCCTGCGAATAAATACTGAATTGGAACATTATAAATATTAGAGAAATCTTTTAATGCTCGCTCCATATCACGTACTTCACCGTGTATTCCCATAACAGTATTACATGCAAGTTGTCCATAAATATAACCTGTTGGATTTTCGATAAAAGTAAAATTAGGATTATCCGCTAATCTAATTTTAATAAATTCTCTTACAACTTTTCCCATATTATCTTCTGTAAAAGTTCCTTTTGGTTGACCTAACATACGGAGTTCTGTATGATTTCCATCAGTCATTTGGAATTTAATATGAACATGTTTTGTAAGATTATTAAGCCAATTAGTTATAAAATTTGCATACTGAATAGTACCATCGACAACTCCACATCTTAATTTCATAAGCTGTGATATTCTGAGACAGCCATCCGAAAAATCACCCATAGAATATACATTAAGAGTATCAATATTTTCTTTATGAATTATTTCAACTGTTTGGTCAAATAAATCATACATTCTTTCTTCGAATATCTCAGGACTATATGAATTAATAATATTCCCAAACAAATCTTTTAATTCAAATTCTGCACCATAATGTTCATCGCCAAAAACCAGACAATATGCTTTAGTGTTATGAATTGGCTTGATATATTCTGGAATATTTAAAAGGGGAAGATTTAAAATTGCCTCACAAATTTTTTCCGCAATAAGTTCATCTCTTGCGTCTTCTCTAAGCCACTTATTATATTCAAGCTTTTCACTATGAAGCTTCTTGCGTTCTTTTTCCAATTCACGTTTTTGAATCTGCAATTCCTTTAAATACTCATTATCAGAATTAAATACGCCAGCTTCCTTAAAATCTTTTGCATATTTACAGGCTTTTCTGTAAGCAGATTCATCTCTATATTGAGATTCATCATCACCAAATAATTCTTTATTAACCATTGGTGTTATCTCTCTCCAATTATGATATTTCCCAGAATTTATCAACTGATCTAATCGCCATATATATGTATGATAATTTTCGTTTTCCAATTTTGTAAAATCAGATATAATAATCACCTACTCTCTATTCTTTATTAGATTCAGTAGGCTCATCGAGTTCATTTTCCTCTTTTACCTTCACATTTATTTCAACAACACCACCGTTAAATACCGATAGAAGAGTAGCAAGTTTCTTCTCTTCGCCACCTACATCAATGGTCATATTATCTGTGTCAATGATACCTACAATCTTCATAGAAGTCTGCTTAGTTTCCTTAAAAACAAAATTTGCCATAATCCTTTAAATCCTCCATAAAATTAAAAATTCCCACCAGAACGCTTTCTGCCAGGATTAAAATACATTTGTTTCGTTTTATTCTGTTTTACTTTGATATACTCACGAATCTTTCTGATATAATCTTCATCATAACTTAAACGAATATGTGACTCCAAATAATAACATCCACAATGAGTAGGAATTTTATTTGATAATACATTATCTATGAGCCTATATGATGGATTAAGATTCGAGAGATGGGTATGCTTTTCTGTATCTTCTTGTCTACAGATACGATAGCCATTTTCAGTCTTGTCAATGTAAAAACCTTTATATTCAATTCGATTTTTCATAGGCAGAACCTACTTAACATATTTATCTTCAATGTAACGCTTTCCACCACAAGTCTTGTAATATCCAATATGTTCACCATTCCGGTCTACATATCCTCGTTTTGTGTTTCTAATTACACCTTCGGATAATAATTTTTCAATTTCACTTTTAGAAATCTGTTTAATAATTTTCACATCCTTTGATTTATTTTCTGCTGAATAGCAGAAGAGAGTGAGTGTGGAGGGATTTGAACCCATCGACAACTCGATTAAAAGTCGAGTGCTCTGCCAAACTGAGCTATAGGAGATTAAGAATTATCAGTGACCATACCACAAGAATTGTAGTACAGCCACCGACATATATAAGAAGAGGAGTACAATATGAATATGTACCAATCTTAGAAATAATCTTTAGAATTGTTCTGCTTGAAAACGCCTTTGACTCACGTATCATAATGATAATAGCCTTCAAATTACTTCCACAGAATATGTATGGTACAAGTTTTTGCTTGCTGAACTCACTTGATTTCTTACACACATACACAAGTTTTTCACATGGCTTCACAGCAACTAAAATATATCCATGTGTTAGACGAAATATTATAATGTCTTTCGACAATTATATATTCTCTGTTTTATCAGCCAAGAAAAGCTGATTTCATTGTTTTCCATATGTGATATATACGAAGCTGAAAACAGTTATAAAGCCTTATTTTACAAGGAAAACTCGGATTTTCTATTTCGCTACTCTATATTTATGAGCAATTTTTCGCTTTCTTTCACGTTCATTTAAAGTCGCACAATCACAACAATACAATCGTTTATTTCCTGTTTTCTCGATAATTCCACCACATCGTTTACAACGAGAATATTTTTTATGATCCCTGATTCCATAATACTGTTTTTGATATTTTCTCATTTCTCCATCAAGTGATCTATTAATATATTTCACATAAAAATTATCCTCAGTGATAAAATCATAATTATTTATAATTTGAGTCTTATCTTCGTATTCCTCAATTAGTTTACAATTATCAAAGCATCTTCTCAGAAATCCTTCAACAACTTTTTTATACTCATTCCAAGATAAAGTCATTTTCTCCATTTGAAAACGTTGTTTAAGTTTTTCTGATTTATCAATTGCATCATCAATTATATCTGTAACGATATTTGCATCCATTTCTGTTCCAGATAACCAATCAAAGTACATTAACTTTGGTTTCTTTAATAAATCCATGTACTCCTTATTGAGAATTACTTCTTTATCAAAATATCTTGTATAAATATTATTAATTTTCTGCCTGATAATAGCGCACCAATTTTCATCTTTAGTCATTGACTTGTAATATCTGTATTCAATTCCTGACCATGTATCAAATACTCGTCCAAGTTCTGTATCAAGTAAATCCTTTCTGACTTTAAAATGAATTGTTTTAATATATGTACGTCTTTTATTATCAGAAGCCCATATTGAGGAGCAGAACGAGCTGAATATCTCGTTCTTTGCCTCATTATTCTCTGCTTCTTTGTAATCTTCTATAATTTCATATAGAAATGTTTCATTACAGTCGTAAATATGTATCACCTACCTCAAATTCATAGTATTTTCCCAAATATTCATATGAATTGTCCGTCTTATAAGGGACTTCTCTTATTGATATATTTCTTTTTGGATTCGTGTTATTCTTGAGATTTTCAATGATATAATCACCATAAGCTGACCATGCAAGAGATTTGCTAATAGAAACAGAAGAGTAGGATGCTTTGATAATATAATTTGCTATAATATTTTCAGGCAATTTAATCTCATTTAGGAGTTCTTCTTTATATTCGTTTACAACTTCATCCATATTAAATTTATGGTCTTCATCGTCCGACTTGTCTCTATGCAGATTCAGATGTTGCTTAATATCAACAGCATACATATTTATAAACTTCCTGCACTTCTTTAAAACTTTTTTATCAGATAAATCCAAATCATTATTAATGATTAAGCACCTAGTATCAACCAAATCAATTTTATTATCCCATAAGATATTTTTCTTTTCCCAAGTTTCAATATAATCACATAACTCATTCATAGGAGAGGGAGAGTGATATGCATTAAGATATTCTTTGTCTTCATCAGACACATCTTTATTTTTCTTGATTATATTCATATAGGATTTCATTTTCTTTGGATAATTATGAAGTAAGAAATATGGAAGTTGTTTGAGATGCTTTCTAAGACCTGAATTCATATGCCATCTAAATCCCGTTTTAAGGAAGTCGATTTCTTTGCCCTGAAAAATTCTTAGAAGAGAAGAGTAGTCGGAATACAATTTTTGAATATCTGGATTGGTCGTATATTTATTTTCTATACTTGTAGCAACATTAGTAATTTCACCAATACGATTATCTCTTGTCATTACTTCATACTCAATAAGATTCTCTTTTGTATATGGTTTTGACTGAGCAGTTACTTTATCTTCAATATCAAGTATGATGTGCTTGTCTATTTTTGAATCAATAATAATAGGATCGTTACTTAAATAGAAAATGTCCCCATCAAAATCTGCACCGCCTTGTTGTGGAGCTGATACATCATACATATTAAACATTACTACATCTTGGTCTTTAAAATAATCAAACCATTTTGTAAGAATATCATTTCGTACAATCTTAATCTTATTTACCTCTGACGGATCAACAAGCGGAGAACGGAATGAACAACAATATCCTGGTTCAAAATTAGCTGTATATAATTCTCTTTCTCCAAGACAGCCAACTGGTTCTTCACCAACGGCATACTGAAGATAGCCAATCATATCACCGACACCTGTATGATAAAAACCCGAGCAGTAAATCTTGCCAACTTTTGCTTCATCAATAGACTTTTTTAGTTTTCTATAAATAAATTGCTTAACGGCAGGATCTTTCAGCATAACATCATTTACTAATGCAGCTTCAAGATATTTACTTTCTGGCTCATAATCTTCTGTGTCGGTAATTCCCATGAATTTATATGTATAAAATTTATCACCTTTAATAATTTTTTCATACATATTAGTGGTATATTTTGCAAGCTTAATGATTTTTCCATCATTCTTAGAATCTAATATGTTGTAGTCCTTTTTTGTTTTATCTGTATAACATTTCACATATTTATTATTCCAAAGATCCAGACATTGTAAATACTGAAAATTCATTCGTGTATATTTATTTAAATGCTTAATATGATGACTGTATTTACTGATTCCAAGTTTAAATTCATACTTTCTGACAGTATTCATATATTCAATCCATGCATTTTCACCATAAGTTGACTTAAAAATCTTGTGTCCTTTAAACATCGAAATATTCCAAATACAATCTATATCATCAACATTATGAACATGACCATAGATATCAGTGATAGTAGTATAACCCCATTCTTTGAGAATTTGTTTAAATGGTACATACACAGAATAGCCTTTAATAAATGGCAAACGCACCTGTGTTCCAATAACTTTATAGTCTAATCCAAGCTGTTCACTCACAGTATTCATAAAGTTTTCTTCATGACAACCACATCCGTCAAAAGGTGATAATCCAATATCTTTTAATCCTTCTTCAATTTCTCTAGTCTTATATTTCTTTTTCTTTCCAGTGGTTTCATCAACAAATTCTTTTTCTCTTTCAACTACATATTTGATAAGCTGATTTTTCAATATTTTTTCATACTCACCGATAATCACAATATTAGGCATATAATCTTTAATAAGAGTACATGAACTGAATGGTAAACATCTCTGAGCTTCATATTTAGAAATAACACATTCATCAATTTTAATATCCATCTGAGTAATCAAATATAACTCATCAAAAATTTCATCACATACAAATGCAGTTATTCCATCTTTACCTTGTGAAGCTGATTTACCAAAACGAGAATAGTGGATTCCATTATATGTGAATCCATCATTTAGAATTTTTCTAAGAGATTCTTCCTGTTTTGGATTTTTCTTTGCTACAACTAACATAAGTTCATTTATATGAGATGATGATTCGCCACGAAGTCTCTGAATCTGATCAAATAAAGGAGAGTCGCCTTGTTTGATCAGATATTCTTTTTTGATTTCTGTGTCTCTATTAATCTGAATGTTAAAATCTCCTTCAATAAGTTCTCTTATTGGGATTTTAACTAATGTATATTGTACCTTTTTTATAATGATTCACCACCTTAATCTAAATTTTCCCAAAATTCATTTTCAGAATCATATCCACCATAATCTAAGCTCTCTGCGAATTCATGAGATGATTTTGTAGATGCTTTGCAATAACATTGCTCCAATTCAGAACATTCTTCACATCTGAAATTGCTGTCAAATTCACATTCCGAAAGTTCATCTATGATCAATTCTTTCATTTCTTCAACATTGTCAAAATTATTATTCATATAAATTTACCTCCACTTATATATTCTCCAAATGAAATTTCTATTTACAATTATTCAAACCACACAGGAGCTTTACCTATGTCATATTTCTTGCAAATAAGATACGAACAATATCCGTCTATCAATTCATAATTTCTGTCAATTATAATCTTCCCCAGTTCACCATACTTGATGAATGTATTTTCTTTCTTCCTGAATTTTCTGTAATTGGGTGGAGTAGCAAGAAATTCTTCTCTAATTTTAATCTCATTAATTGGAATCCAATATTCCTTATTTGAACTGTAATCAATATCAAAAAATATTTTCAGTCTATCAATAATTCTCATCTTTATAATCCTCCTCGTCCATTGTTTCGACACGATATCCCAACCAATCTATAAGATAATCAGTACATGGAATACAGTCTCTATGTATATATTGTCCTTCTGAATTTCTCAGATAATCTTGTCCACTTAAAATACCCCCACCACAATAGCAACATAAGTAATTATATTTCTGATGAAAGTTTGGACATCTTATAAGACAAGGATTATTGCCACAAATGTTGCACATACATATAACCTCTCTTTTTAATTTATACATTCATAGGAATATCCATCGTTGCTTGTATAGTAAATATGTTTTATCCCTAAATCTTTAATCGCTGCCATACAACTTGGACATGGACGACACATACCAAATTCTCTGTCTAGTCTCGTTCTAAAAATATATAATTTTACTTTTTGGAAATTTATATCCAGATGACGGATAGAATTAAGACAATTGATTTCAGCATGTAAAGTCGGTTTAATACCATTCTTATTCCATGAATTTCTATATCTGTTATAATATTTTTGTATAGGATGTGTTTTAATTGTATTACAACCAATTCCTATTACATTTCCTTGGTAAACGGCTATACATCCTATATGTGTTTTTTTATAATCCGAGATGGTAGCAGCCATTTTAGCTTTTTTAAAATATCTATAATCTGATTTACTTAACATTTCTCTCTAACTCAAACATAGTAGTTCCTCTATCAATACAATCAAGTTCATACTTATATCTGTCTACATATCTCTGAATAATTCCTCTTTCTATAAGCATTTCAATATATTTCACTAAATCATTCTTGATTGTTTTTATCTCAGAAGAAAACTCTATTTCAATCTGGTCATCCATAAGATCTAAATGGTCAATATCTGTCTGTTTAATGTAGAAAGTGGCTAAATAGCATTCTTTCTCCTTATCCCATTTTGCTAAAGCAACCACTGTGTAATTATTATGCAAGTCTACGTTAATACCAACATTAGCAATAATTTCATATCTAAGCATATACTATTTCCTCCTTTAAATTCTGTCTTTCTTCACAAGCCTTAATCTTTTTATTATAGTCCCTCGTAATACATTCTCTTTTTTTGGTTTCATCAAATTTAAAATCTGCTGCAATGCGACTGGCAATATTTAAGTCGCAACCACCAAAATCCGCTTCAGATAACTTAGGATAGCATATAAGCTTATTTTTTCTCTTAAGTTCCATTGTTCTTCTTGCTACATGATTTTCTGTTTCCTTTGTCATAAATATTTGTTCTCCTTGTTAAATATAATTTTTTATTCATATCATCATTCCCTTATATAGTGTGATACGGTTTATGTGTTACTTTTATATATTCCCTTATTGCAAAGGGGTTTTATCAAAAAATAAAATGTGAGGGTTGTTCTAATTCACTGATATGGTATAATCATTAAGATGTGTATATACACTTGTAACTCATTAACTAAAGTCACGACTGATTCTTATATCAGGTACGGAGGTGTGATTATGCACATTAAAAATAGTGAAATCTATAATCTTTCCTATTTTAATAGTGTCTTATTATGAAAGGAGGATTGTAGATATTGCTAATCATTATTCTTACACCAGCTGTTATAATCGCAGTTTTGAATCTTGTTAAATATTGTGTCAAGTGTTTTACACAATATAAAGAATTGAAGCTACTTGTAACTTCAGGAAAAGAACGTGTCGCCATCACGAAAAATGGCATATCATATAAGAAATAGGATATAGTAGGTACGTGAATTACTATTGTATTCATTTCTTATAGTAACTTATTAACTAAAATTCACCAGTGAATTAGAAGCCTCACTGCAAATTGGAGTGTTTAGTGTAACACTCGTTGCGCAAATTTATGGTAAAGAGATATTGTCGTAGGGGGATGATATCTCTTTATGTGCTTAATTTATTGTTCTCCAAAATCTCTATCTGTTTTTTGATTTCCTCACATGAATCATATTTATTATCAATTCTTTGACCATGCTCATCATTTATAAAATGTCTATAATCAGCAAAAACCTTTGGAGTAGTTAAATATTTTTCTTTACCATCTTTAATATATTTTTCTCTCTTCATAGGTTGACATTTTATAATTTTTAATTCTTCCAAAATATCAACTATGCGTCCTATATATCTCTCAGAAAGTCCAATATCTTCTGAAATCGTTTTGAAATACCGATAACAACAGAGCGGTTTATCTTCTATACGATTCAAATTGACACGAATATAAGAGAGTAAGAGTAAGATATAAGCAGATGACATTCTCACAAGGTCTATATCTTTACCTTTTAACTCTTCCTTAAAATTCAATATTTTGTCTAATTCATCAAAATAGATGATTCCAAAATTATCAGGAACATCGAATTTTTCAATATTTAGTTGTACTTGCTGATATTTCACCGAATTGGTGTTTTCTTTTAGACACTTCTCAAAATCAGGACATGATTCAAAATATCCATAATGAGAGAGAAGTAAAAGAACTTCATAATATTTTTGGTTTATTTTCCCATCTCTGTAATTAGGTTTCAGTTTAGACCAGTGGCAAAGTTCTGTTGTAGAAAATGCCACTATGTCATCAAGTGAACGCCTTGCACAAAGATATGAGAAGATAATGACTCGTTTAGATGAGAGATCTTTATCATAAATGATTTCTCGTGGGATTTTTACATAGTTTGGCAAGACGTTTCACCTCACTGTGTTAATCTTCTAATAAAGACATTTTTAATCTTTTGTTCTTATTTAAACCAGAATTGTATTCATTTACATAAATCTTTGCATATTTTAAAGATGGTTTATTTGTATATTTATCATTATCTGCAATTTCTTTAATGATAGATGGGGATTTTTTCCCGACAGAAGTAATAAGTCTCTTATTGTCAAAAATACCTTTATATGTTTCATAAAAGTCAAACATCCCCCTAATATAATTCCACTGCAATGATTTTGAATTTCCATTCCAACAGCCCTTGACTAAATCCATACATTCAATAAAGCCATCTACGTCATTTCTTGACGAATATTCCTTATACACCTCTAATAGTTTTGCAGGACACTTAATTTTATAATCATTTCCTGGTTCTTCTCCAAAAATATCTAACTTAAAGCCAAGTGCTTTTATGCAATTATTAAAATCCTGTTCAATCTTATTCTTTTCATAAGTACCATTAATTTGAGACGTAAGTGTGCGTTTTCTATTCTGTGGCTTTTCTTTTGTATTAGTTATGGTAAACCAATCATTTTCTTCCTCAATAGTTAAACCATAACGAAGTTCACACGGTACAGTCGTCCATCCTCTCATCTTTAAAATTGCAATAGTATGCTGACCATCACATACTTTCATAGAACCATCTTCTCTAACGCTAACCTTTACTTCATCAACCTCATTTTCATCAAAATACTCATCACTACTAAGTCTTTCAACACGCTTCATATCAATATCTCTCTGATAATTAAGCATTGCATCCAATTTATCAATTGGTACTTCCTTATGTGCAATCTTATTGTCTGTTACTTTTGTTCCTTTTACTAAGTCTTTTAATTTCATTATTTAATCCTCCGTTTTTAATGTTGTTTTTTTTGCTAACTCAATAGCAGTTAATAGTTTCGTTATATTATTCTCTGCATTGGCAATACATTCATCTAATTCTGATTTGGTTACACGATTTTCCATATCACTAAGAATACTAACAAACCCATCATAAAATCTTTCAAATCCAATATTCATACATTCGATTATATCAATCTTATAATCCCAAATAGAATCAAGATACTCTTTTGACTTTTCGGTTTTAAGGTCTTCACATATTTGTCTTACTTCTTCGCTGACTTGATTTTTTTGAGAAGGTTGAACAATAGAAGATGATGTAGTTGGTTGCTCAATATTATATTCTTCATTTTGATTATCAGAGAATTGTTCTTTTTTCTTTTCATTCTGTAATTCCTTATAACCAGCACTAATAGAAGTTTCACCTGACAAAACACGATTCTTAAGTTCTTCATTATTTGAATCAAGAACACGTTTTGCTTGTCTATAAGTTTCTTTTCCAACATTTGCAATTTTAGCCAACTTTGAATTGGTTTCATTTTCTGAACGATTATTAGTTTTGTCAGCTTCCACCAGATTTGGTGTAAGCTGTGGATTAGCTCCACCAGTTGAAGTAGCCTGTCTTTCTTTTGCTTGCTTTTCATAAATAGGTCGATACTTTTCAGCCACAGCAATTCTTTGAATAGGAGATAAGTTGCGTCTGCCAAGTTGGATATCCAACATCCATTCCATAACTTCATCCTTCGTCTCATACCCAAGAGTACCAACAACGTACTCAATATTGTGTTTTTTACAGATAGAATAGCGATTGTGTCCATCCACAATGAATCCATGCCATTCCATAATAGGAAAATTTTTATCAAATCCATTTTCTACAATATTTTTTTCGAGCTGTTTGTACTCATCATCAGTAAGTGGTGGTAATAAATCCCTTAATTCAGGATCGATTTTTAATTCTTTTTGTTCCATTTTCTTTCCTTTCTTCTAAAATATAATTTACAGTTACAATTTGTGAGATGAGAGTATTGTAAGTGGTACAATAGTATATTCTCCATCTTGACTTCTAAAAGTCGTGAATTTTTACATTTATGAAATTGTCAAAAATTCATTTGGGTACATGTATGACGTACCCAAAAGTAAAAAATTTCTTCATTTGGGTACATGTCAGGTGTGGATTTGTGTAGGTCAATATCTATATAGACTCATATTATCAAGAGAAGAATATTACGCTTGTATTTCGCTTACGCTTCATACAAGCTCTATAATTTTTTGTTTGATTGTTATTGATTGGTTTAGGTACATGGTGTTTTTGATTAACGTTTTCATTTGGGTACATATGAGATGTACCTATGTGAAATTATTCTATATTTAATTCTTGAATTTCTTCTTCTGACATAGAATCCAATTTCTTTAATGCTCTTTCAATATAAATAAGTTCTAATAATGTAAAGTTATCTATTATTAATTTTGTATCATGGCTATTAATAATATCTATATAAATATGATTAGATAGTTTCTTGGCAACGGATTTTCTTGTTCTTTTAAATAAAATTGATTTTTTCATAATATCATTCTCCTTTTGAATTATTCTCTTTTTCTAAAACAACATAATCAGCAAATGAATCTTCAATAAAAAATATAGGTAACTTATTATGATATCTTTCATATATTTTTTAACCTGATATAGCAATAAGAAAACTATTGTTACCTTGTCTTGATTTTTCTAATTGCTCTAATTCAGCTTTAAATTTTCCATTCTTAACTGAACCTATTTTTCCACAGATGGAACAATATCCATATAACTTTGTGTTTATGAATGTTTTCCCTGTAAATGCAATCGGAAATTGAATTAAACATTCTTTATATTGATGTTTGTGCTTTGATTTGCGATTGCTCTTTGAAATATTGCTTTCTTTTTGTTTAAGATATTTTGATATATCATCTTGTATCATAGATTACTCCTTTGATATATTATTCTCTTCAATTGTCTATCCCACAGATGTTCTTTTCTTGCTAACGCTGCGAAAAGACCGCCCTTATCAAAGGGCTACATCTTGTGCTTACGCACATACTATCTTTTTGAGCTTGTATATAGTTTTCTCATACCCCCTATCTGTGGAGTAAATTAACGATTTTGAGGGTGAATTTCAATTTTTATGTCTTAGGTGATAACTTATAAGGGTATGAGATAAAAGTGGCTAATTTTTTCTGTGAGGTGTGATTTTTTCTCCCTAAATAGATTGAGAAGTGATTTAATATGCTAATTCATCAAATATATTTCTATAAAAGTTACATGGTAAGTTGTTAAATGTTTCTGTTGTAATTAATTTTAAGTTACCCATATAGAATCCTCCTTTAAATTTATTTTTTTATTTGGTAAGAGTGGTGTAATGATTATTTACAATAGATTGTTCTCTTAAAGAGATTTAAGTTTTTAAGAATTATTAAATAGAATAGTGAAGAATAATATAAATTTATGCAATAAAAAAAACAGACAGCTTAATTACCGCCTGTTAATTTTTTATGTTTATTTGATTTATATTGATAACCAGTTAGATTCTGGTTTTGCAATAAGACGAGCATTATTATATGCCATATCAAGTGTTAAACATGTGTGACCTTGATAATAATTTCCTACTTTAGTTACGGTTAAAGCTAATGATGGAGTAGTATCATCCTCTAAGCATAATGGAAGTAACAACTGAATCTTATTTTCATAATATTGTGGTATTGCCAATTTATAATTAGCTGATACTCGCTTCTTCATAGTTTCTATTGAACCATTGAGATTGTTAAGAATATTTTTGCTATCTTTAAGCTTTTCGGGAATTCTTTCAATATTATTAATATCTTTCAATATATGTTTATAATTAATGTTTATTTCGTAGTGCCAATCAAATAATAAGAGAGATGGATCATCAAAATAATTTGCTCTTGGTGGGCGATCAGAAATATTCATATTTCCTAAATCATATGATGTAAGAAACTTTAATCCATTTTTGCTTTTATCTTGATATGCGTATATTGGTTGATAGAATTCGGTAAAAAGTCCTGTGTTAAATAGTGCATATTCATTATTAATAATTACGTTCTTTTCAGAAGATAATTTTTTATATGTGTGAACCATATAATTTGTAAGAATTTTATTATTAGGATATGTATCATTAGACCAATTTTCTTTATCTGCTATTTTAATTATATCTTCTATATAATCATTCCAGTTTACATTGAAATATGCCATATATTCTGCTCCTTCTGTATTTTTAAATGCTTCTGCAAGTATATCATATTTTCTTGATTCATGGAATGGAAAAATAGTTGTATCATCTGGCTTGTACAATTTAAATGGATATGATTCATATTCTTGTGATTCAAGTGGTTTATATTCTCCTTGTAATTTCGTACATGCTTTTATATAAGCTTCTTGTGGTGTATCAGCATAAACAAAATAAATGTAATCATATGGTTCATAACAATATGCTGCCGTTGTTGGTATTAAATATGTATTCATTTGTAAACCCTCCTTAGAAATGTGATTTATACAATTTTATATTCTCTTTTTTAAATTTGCTCTGATATAAAATTCTTTACATGGAATATAAGGAGAAAAATGTATGATTTTGAGTCTATTTTGGATTTTTATATGTCAGGTGGCTAGTTGTTAGGGTAGAGGGTAAAAATTGAAATTTGAGCTATGAGAATTGATTTTTATATAGGTGTGAGAATTGATAATATTATTTATAGTAAATGTGTATGAATATATATAGATAGTTAATGCGATTTTGAGTGATGTAAAAAATTGACCTTGTATTTTGAGCATTTATGTGGGTAAAAATGATTTTAGGTGTTATTGGTAGGGTGGAATGAAAAGACTGTGTATGGGCGTGATAGAGGGTTTAGATGAGAAATGGAATTTTTGAGTATTGCTATAGTAGGATTTTTTTTATGGTTTGTATTGGATTTTTTTGGCTGTTTTTGTGATGTATATAGGTAATTTTAGATTTTTTGATGTGGTTTTTATGTAGCCCCCTTATTGTTGATTAGAGATTTATGATTTATGTAATTGATTATAATGATGATTCTGGATTAAAAATGGTTATCGGTAAAAGTGCTTATAAATAAGGATAATTTTGGATTTGTGAGTGAATTTTTGATGAAATGAAAGTTTGATTTTTGGGTTGTAAGATGGGTGAAAGTGGCTTGGTTAGTAGGTTTGAGCGATATGGGGTACGATATGGGATTTGAGATGGGAAAATTGGGATTTTGCTTGATTTTATTGGGGATTTAATGGATTGAGAATAAGATAATTTATTTTTAATAAAAAATTTTTTGACTTGGTGTGTAAATAAACCTGCTATACCTGGTTTTACATTTCATAAGGGTTTAATCCGTTTTTGCCACCCCCATTCTCGCCATACTCAAAACCACGAAAAATAAGCATTTTTGGAAGTTTTGCACCGAAACAAGCAGAATTTTTTTGTGATAAGGTGTAGCCAAGCTGAACGGCTGACGAGCAGTTCAGTGAACAAAAAATATTTTTTTAAGTCTCTAAGATGAGACAGAAAGGTTGGTAATTATGAAAGAATTAAAGAATGCAGTTATCGTTAATGGAGTAGCTTATCAGATTAACGCTACAGAAGCACAGAAAATCGCTAAACTCTTAGGACTTGGAGCAGTTGAACAGCCTAAGTCAGAGCCTAAGACAGCATCTAAGAAGTCTACACGGATTGTCGGCTCTCTTGAGTGCGATGGCAAGTTCGTCCGTACAGTCAAGGGTGCATTTCTGTCAAGCAAGGCTAGGTTTGCCATCAAGATGTCTGCGACCGAAGACTTTGGTGCAACTAAGCTTGGCAAGGGCAACAAGACATATGACGCACTTGCAAAGGATGACAAGTATGTGCAGATTTACGAGTTCAAGTCTGCCGAAGATGCTACAAAGTTCATGGATAATCAGCAGAGCCGTATGGCTAAATAACTCGACTAGGCGAGTATAAACCGTGTCAAGCCTAGTGCGTTACCCACTCTTTGAGTGGGTAGGTCACAAAATCTACATCATCATTTTGTGATGGGTTCTCCATCATCAACCCTATTTTTGACTTACATTTTCGTCAAGATAGGGTTCTTTTTTACTCAACCCATAAGTCAATAAAAATACATAACATTAAACACAATACAAATAAAACCGTGATAAGCCGTAGAAGTACGACAGTTCTTCCCAAACGGTCTATTAAAGTCACCCAAAATTTAAAGACGCAATGCATAAAGGTTACTGTATGTGTATTCTAGTGTGATTAACCTACACACGACATCAATACACTTACACAAAATACAACCTAGTTAGGAGGTGTGCGTTAATAAGTAGGTGACGATAGACTTCAGGTTTTGTGGACAAGTAGATGTTCTGCTCTAAACTATCAGCACAACACTACAAGAATACATATGATTGAACGGTCAAGGGTGTGGTTTGCGAGAACCATAAACGAGGAGATGTCGTATAGGGCTGACAAGGGTGTTACGGAGCACTCCCAAGTGGCTAGGTCAGCGAATATAAACTCTATATTCGGGAAAACTTGGTGAACAGCGCATGAAAAGTGGTGGCTGGTGGCAAGTACATAATACATAGTGTGTAAACACTATCACATAGCATCTTGGTACAAATATAGTGAGTGATTGACACAATTCACTATCATAAAAATTAACAATGATTCGATAGCTCAGTATATAGTTAGCGACTGGCGTTTCGGTAAAACGATGAAAACTTATGCTTGGTTATTTGAAAAGTTGCTAGTGGAACAATACACAAGAATTAGTGGTAACACTAATGTTGAATGTATCTATCTACATTCGTGTATGAGGTATGAGCAGTACAATCCCTGCCTATAAATCCTACTGTCTAGTGTAACTAGGTTGATAGTATATTCTGTAATCAGTTCGAGAATAATGTCACTGATAAAACCGTATGTCTTGCAATCGGTTTGTATAAAACAGTGTAAGGTATTCGTAACAGTTGGAGCGAATTAAAATAATAAACTGTTGACTGCATAAGGGTTAGTCACCTGATGATAAGTAATAAGTGAATATACCATTTAATGTTTGAGGTCTACCTAATAGGAAATAAGTGAATATATAACAGAGGATGTGAGGGCTACTTATCTTATTTGTGCTTATATGTGGTGAATAATATAATGCTAACAACATTATACTTATCAGTAGGTTCGATTCCTACAAGCACATTGACATTTAATGTCGAAAATAAAATATAAATTATATAGGAGGGTTAATACTATGAACAAAGAAGAACTTAAAAGGCAGTATTCAGTAAATGCCGAAAAAGTGGCATGGAAAGAATGTGAAAACGAAGGCTATAAATGGAAAACATCAAAAGTAAACAAAGATGGATTCTATATCAATGAAGAGAAAGGGAAATATACTGTTGTAGACAGTAAAACCAATAGTCGAACAAGATTCAGACATAATCTTGCAGACTTAGAAGAATTATAATATTCAAGAAAGCACCCAAAGCAAAACGCAAAGGGTGCTATTTTTATACCCAAAATCAATACTACAAGAAAGGAAACTAAAGCAATGCGAAAAGAAATCAAATTTACACATCAGGAAAAGAGAAAACTGCTCATGGTAATCTTAACAGTCACGCTCTCAATTTCTGCCTTATTTATAGGTAGAGCAGTTCAAAAGGCAACTTACAATCAACACACATACCCACTGTCAACAGTGGTTGAGTGTGTAAACGGAAACGAAATAACAACCAAGGATTTCAACGGAAACCTTTGGACATTTATAGATAATTCCGAAGATTGGTACAAGGGAGATATCTGCTCATTAATAATGCACGACAATTATACAGATATCATATATGACGACACAATTATCAAAGCTCAATATTCAGGTTTTGTAAGATAAAGAAGGGAGAATATTAATATGTCAAGAGAAATGTACAATTACAAGAGAACAGCAATCACAACAGCAAGAGATTTGTGTTATTCGGATGAAGTAATAATACAGATTCATAATGCAAAAACAGAAAATGAAATATCACGGATTATGCGTGATGCAAGATTAGCACAGGAGGTATAAAGGAAATGATGCTATTTAAAAGCAAAACAAAAGTCATACACAAAAGAGAAGTTCCTGGAATGTTTAATTTCAGAATCATAAAAGGAAATGATGGAAACGACATTATAGACAGAAATCTATTAACTCCATATGACAGCTTAACACCAGTGCAGATGATGGAGTATCAGCAAGTATATGAAAGCAGGTGTATGCAAGACGACAATTTTCTTGTTATAGAGCCGAGTATATTCGACACTCTTAAATGCAAATTAAGAAAGGCGTTAGCATGATAAAGGGATATTATAATGGGTTTGCTTATATGGGATTTGTACCATCAATAGGTAAATATCAGCAGTTTGAAAGCGAGAATGCATATAGAAATTATTTAATGGAAAGAGGTGAGATATAATGGAATATGGAGATTTTTATGATATTGCAGAATATGGCAATGCAAACTGGAAGGGTAATTTCACACCAAAGGAAATTGCTTGTAATGCTTACGATTATCTTGTTGAGTTTGAAGAATCAAAGGCAAGAGAAACGGTAACACCTGTTATTCAGGAACTTTGTAAATTACTTGCAGAAGATGGAAGTGAAGAATGCAAAGAGTGGCTATATCAAATGGCAGATGAATTAGGTTTGATTGATATAGACTATCAAGATTATCTGAAAACAGATGAATGGCTTGAAAAGTTTAGTAACTAAACGGCGAACCAAAAGGCAAGCCGTTATTTTTATACACAAAATACATATCAAAAATATTAAAAGAAAAGAGGTAGTTAATTATGTGCAAAATGTTTGAAGTAGTAACAGGAAGAAAGTCAAAGGGAAGTGTTGACAAGTTAGAAGGTCTTACAAAGGCATACACTGATATACATGAAGACATTGCAATTATTAGAATACCTGTTGAATTAATGGAAATTGATTCACGGTATCAGACAGACGAAAGAACGGAAAGAGATTTAAAATATCTCACTAATAATTGGGATGAAAGAAAGCTCATGCCTTTACTTGGTGTACCACATTGGGAAGAAGGTAAAGTGTATATAGTTGATGGCTATGGAAGATGGATTGCAAGTCAGATTGTAGATAAAGACAAATACAAAGATTTAAAGGTGCAGTTAATCTTAAATGCACCAACGGAAGATTCTGAAAGAGTTGCATTTGAAGCAGAACTGTATGCATTTCAGGGTGTATCAGTTAGAAAGGTAACGCCAATTCAGAAGCATGGTGCAATGCTTGTATTACATGATCCGGCAACAGAAACACTTGAAAAAATGAAAAACATCTATGGGTTTGAGTATAGAGAAAATGCAGGCAATAGAGGAAGTGGAGTTCTTGGTTCATATACAGAAGCATTGAGTCTCTGTTCAATTGACAACGGAGCTTGTGCAGAATATGTATATGACATAATAAGAGATTCTGGATTTGATAGAAAGCACAGTGGATATGTAAGTTATGTAACTCGTGCATTAAGAGATATGTATAAGTTATATGCTCAAGACAGAAGCGAAACAAAGAAATTTCTATCAGAAGAGTTCAGAAAGATTACACCAGAGAATTTAAAGGCAAATGCTTGTGCAAAATATCCTATTTTAGATTTTAGAACAGCGGTATCTCTTTATGTTGAGGATATGATTGTAGAGGGACTTGGACTTGAACAGTCAAGAGTGATTGAAGGTACAAAGGTTATTTTTATTAAAAAGAGAACAGCATAAGAGAGAACATATACATATAAAGCTGCACTATCAGGCTATACGGGTAAAAGAAAGGAGTGAGATTTATGCACAATTTTAGAAAGTCAAAGCGAATGCGTGACTTTGATGTGATATTACGGAAGAATGGATATACGCCGACAAGATGTAAGGGGAGTCATTTCGTATATATTAATCGAACAACGCATAGGATAATGCCTGTCAATAAGGATCTGAATGATATGGTAAAACAGAGATTAATTAAAGAATATAACTTGGAGGTGTGAGATGAAAGAAAATCATAGAGAAATATTAGTAGTATCAAATGAAAAAGGTAAAAAATTCTCTCTTATTGAAACAGATAATAATTATATTGTAGCTTGCGGATATTCTGCCTTGGAAAGATGGGGATAGCAGTGGGAACATGGTATATATTATATGTTTTTAAATGATAAAGAAAAATTAGTTGCACTTAATAAAGCAACTGAAAAGCTGTTTGAAAAAGTAAATAAGAATTATATTTCACGGACAAGATTGGAAGAACTTGCAACACTTTTTAAAGATGGACTTATTTCTGATGATAGAGAAAATGCGTTTGAATTTTTCGAAAATTGTTGTGAGATGACAGATAAAGAGAAAGAGTGGTTCGGTATTGAAGAAGATAGTCCAATAGCAAACACAAAGTTCGAGAATCCTATGTACAATAAGGGATATGATGATGGGTTCTCTGATGGTGCAAACAGCATAGAAAGTGAGAAAGAATGAAGGAGAATGATTATGAAATATAATTTAGAATTTAGCGGAAAAGATTGCAATGATGAAAAATATACTATGTTAGGAACAGTGGAAATAAGTGAAAGCAAGTGTTTTCAGTATGGAAATGGCAAGGTAATAAAATTCAATGTTACTGAAAAAGAGAAGGGATATTCAAACACTAATTCATATGATATTAGATACGACACAAGATATAAAAATGATAAGGAAATAGAATACATAAGGAAGTTCATAAAAGATAATTTTTCACAGGTTGTTGAAACTTCGATTGTTATTTATAAGATAAATGAAAATATGGATATGTCAACATTTATCAAAGTAGGAAACAGAAGAGAAGCCTATAAAGATTATTGTGAGTTTGAGAGTGACTTTGATGATAACTGTAGAACGGAGTTATCTTATGAAGAGTTTTGTAAGGAACTTAATAAAGGTTATGGAAATTCAGACTGTATACAAATTGCCAGATTATATGAAGATGCGAAAGGAGCTGTTTGGTATAACAATGAGTATGTGTAAAAACATAGGAAAGATTGGAGAAAATAAAATGAAATATAATGATTTCACGAGCGGAGAATATGTGAAAAAAGAAGATGTAATGACATATTTAAGAGTGTTTGATTGGACTATGCCAAGAGAAGAGTTAATTGAGAAATTTAAAGGCATTTCATCTATTACTCTTAACGACCAGGACATAAACAAAGTAAAAATAAATAAAGTGTTAAATGGTGAATGGAACAATGATTAATTAGAAATGGATAATTCATAAGGAAAGGTAAAGGTAAAATAATGAGTTTTCAGGAATTTGAACGTAAATACTCTTATCTTTTATCTTGGGAAGATGCAGAGAAAAAGGTAGGACGAAAATTAGATTGGAATAACAATTTTGATTGTTGTTTATATCATGATTTGTTAGTAGAAGCTGTAAATGCAAAGTAAATGCGTGTTTGTTAGAGTTGGAGGCAAGAGAAATGAATAGAATTGATGAAATTATTTATAAAGAGACACAGAAGGCAGCTTATGAAGAACAGTGCGAAGAGGAATTTGTTCATCAGGAACAGCCAAACGAAGATTATTTTGAAGGCTTAAATGATTATTTAGATGGAATAATGAGTGTCTGAAATTCACATTTTTCATTGGTTTAGAAAGGTAGGTAAATATGGAAAGAGTAACATTAAAGCATCTGGTAGCAAGATATAAACAAGATAAAGAATTTTTACAAACACATCCTGAAAATAGGGAGTTATTAGAAAAAAGAATAAGAAGACATGAAAAGGATATTGCAGAATACGTAAGTAGCGATTCATTTCAGATGATATTAAATTGTTATAATTTGTAAACAAGAAATTCGCATTTCTTTAAAAGATTGGAGGAAATATATGTTTGAATATAATGGATATCATTTTGAGTCAGTAAGAAAACTAAAAGAATCAGAAAAGAAGGATATATGCACATTCTCTAAACATATCAGAAGCGATAGAGAACTTGGGATATGTGATTATGATGTTGATTGGAAAAAACATGATTATAGTTGGAAAGATTTTTATTCAGCAAGTAATGACAGTCAATTAGACATATTCTTATGCAAAGAAAATGGAAAATTATATGTTCCTTGTGAACATGAATTATTTCAGTTTGAAGAAAAAGAACATAAACTACCTACTGCAAAGAAAATAAAGCGTTGAAACTAACATTTACAAAGATTGGAGTAATTAAAATGATAACAGAAAATGTACGGAAACAGTTAGCAGATTATAGAAAGCATGGTAAAAAGTTAAAATATCTCATCAATTATCTTATGGGATTAATTGATGATGAGGATGATTTTGAAAATATCATCATAAGGGAAATGAAAGCACTTGCATTTAATGAAGATGAAATTGTTGAATGTTTGGAGTATCATTTTGGGTTTGACATGAGTTGGCATCCAATGAGTGTGAATTATAGAAAGGATGAGAATAATGGCTAAAGGAAAACCACGGTGGAAAGACTTACCATTTTATGAACGCTTTGCAAAACAGTTAAAACAGCATGGCGTTTCGGATGAAATGTGTGAGCATATTAGAGAAAGAGGAAAGAAAAAGGAAGAACAGAATAACAAGTAACCGCAAAGGCAGTTAGGAGAATAAATACCTAGCTGCCTATTTTATTACAAGGAGGAATACAGAATGTTGAAGGTAAATGACAAAGTAAAAGTGCACATGTATGACACATGTAACAGAGAGATTAAGACACGGAACTATGGAACTATATTTACAGTTCATGAAGATAATGGAAAGCTTGGTATTGATTGGAATACAGAGAAGTCACCGACAACTTGCAACGGAGAAGTGTTCACACCATTTGAAACATTTTCATATTCAGTAATCTTTGAGAATGTGGAGAATGGAAAGAAGTACCATTGGAGTAACGCAAAAAACGGAATTGTAGAGGAGGTTTAATATGAGTAGATGGTTATATGATCCTGAAACGGATTCACGGAATGGAAAAGAGTTTACTTATAACTCACCAATACATGAGAATGACACATTATTTAATGGCTTTTCGTATAGAGAAGTTATGGATGTTGTGATTGCAAATTATGGTCATGACATTACAGAAAAACAGTTTGATAAGGCACTTAAAGAATTTATGGATATGCGAATTGAAGATATGAAAGAAAATCTGATATTGTGTAAGGCAAATATGTTAAAGGAAATTAGAAAGGCAGGTTGATTAGTATGAGAGAAATTAAAGTTCAGTTATATAGAGGCGAAGATGACAATTATGTAGAACTTTGGAAAACAGTTGAAGAAATTGAAGGAAAACATAGATATTACGGAAGATATACATATGGAAATGAGGGAACTTGGTATTCAGTATGCGATCCGCTTGGTTACTGTGAATTAAATGCACCAATGGCAGATGATGTAATGTTTATCTGTTGTGATGAAAATGGAAATGAAGTAATCAGATATTCAAATGCGGATGGAAATAAACTTCCAAAATTTGAAACGATAATCAAAAGAGAATGGAACAAGGTAAAGGAAAAGCTTCAGTATAATGTGGAAGACTTGACTAAGAACTTTTGGGCTGAGTGTTGGAACGGAGATACCACAATGAAAATAAATCAGTGGTTGTTATCTTATAAAGATCCAGATTTATATCCTGAAAAGGCAAAAGATTATGACGAAAATTGGACAGGATGTTGGGCAGAAAAGGAAATTGAATATGAACCTATTCCAGATACAGAATTTGAGTATTTAGGTCATAAATATCAGTTCACGAAGGTAAAACATAAACATGAATATTGTGGTGTTGAGTGGTACGAGTTTGTATGTACTGATTCACCTTATGTAATGCAGGATACACCTTGGGTAAAGGATAGAGCATGGATTCAGTCTTATATGTATCTTGGAAATTGGTTTGATGATAAGACTTATGGAACAATGTATGATCAAAGAACTGCAAGAGAAAAGGTGGTTGCAGCACTTATCAAAAAGTTTCCTATGAAAGAGAAATGGGATAAGTTACTTTATGTAAAGAAGAGAACAGGAAATGAATTTTATAATTGTGATTGCTGTTATGAAAAATCATATTCTGATATGGCAGATGTGCTTATTAACAGAAATTATCACAGAAAGGATGTTGACCATCTTTGTAAGTTCATCAACAAGGAAACGGAAGATATAGTGTTTGCAAGTAACAGAGGCAATAAATATACAATTAGACAGACTTATCCAGATATTTATGATTATGATAATTGTCTGATATAAGAATTGAGGTGATTAATATGCAAATTCTTGATAAAGCAATTACACCAGATGGAATTGAAATTGAGTTACACGATTTAAGTAGAGAACACAAATTACCCGATTACAACGGAATGATAATTACATTTTGTACAGTTGCTAAAAATACTTTTCCGGAAGGTAAAGGGTGGTATTCACAAAAAGGGAAAGAATTTCGGTCATCTATTTATAGTTGGGGAGAATATACAAAAGACATGATAAAGGCAGATTATGAAGCGTTGAAGAATGGGACAAAAACTCTTGCAGATTTAAAAGCACATCTTTGGAATCATCAGAGAGATTGTTTTGTACTTGGATTATAGGAGAAAACGCAAATGGCAGCACAGAAATTTGAATTATTTATGGGTTGTATGGGTAATGGAACTACTGTATGTAATAAAGCAGTATATGAACATGGAGATTATAAAACTATTGCACATATTTCTAATCATGGGGTAATTAAGTTTTATGTTCCTGAAGATTATATTCCAGCCGATGCAATGGAAAAGATAAAGAAAACAGCAGAACGAAGCAAGGCAGAATTTTTAGAGAAATGGAATCAGAAAACTACAAGACAGAAGTGTGAATATATGTTAGATATTCCTAGTATTGGCTATGGTGGAGTTATGAATCCATTTTATGTAATATGGGACAACAATAGAGATTTACCATTTGAAGAAAGAGTTAAGTTGATGGAAGAGAAATTCTTTCAGACACACATGTAAAGGAGTGATACTATGGCACAGCAAATATATTATTTACATAGCTGTAATGAATGGAAAGAGTATTCTAGTATGCGACTTCTTTTCATTGGAACATCACAACAAAAGTTAAAAATGAAAATCTCAAAGGAAATTGAAGAAGGTAACATGGAATATAAACCAGTTACTACTTATCATGATTGGGATGGAGAACATATTATATGTAAAGAAAAAGAGAATACTCCGAAACAACAAGCGAAATTATTTAGACAGGATTGGGAAACGGAAACAAGAGACAATATTAATTCTGAATTAAAATATGGAGATTTTGATTATACATACAATAACGAAGAAATGTAGTCTTAGGAAATTGTAATTTACAGTGAAAATTTAGAAAGGTAAAAGGTGGCAATTATGGCTAAAATGAGAGTAATGGTAGTTAAATATGGATATGCAGTTGTAGAAGCTGAGACAGAAAATGAAGCTATTGAAAAAGCAGAGAATATGAGCGATGGAGAATTTGATTGGTCAGATCCTGATGATACACAGGTCGTAGATAATGATGTAGATTTTGAATAAGTAATACAGAGAATAATAAGGCAGACGCAAACAAATGTGTCTGTCTTATTTATTAGAAAGGAGAATGAAATGACTGATTATGATAATGCAGAAAGATTACGGAAACACTATTTATTAGACACAACAAAACATAAAACAAAAAATATTTGTAGAGCAAAGCCAAATTGGAATGGTTGCGATTATTGTGATGTCTATGCAGGAAGTGGTGAAGAATGTTGGAATCAGAAAAGTGATTTCAAATGTTGTCACTGTGAAAGAATCGAGGTGATTAAATGAAAACATTACGAAAAGGTACAAAAGTAAAATTACTTAATCCTGATGAAACATGGGGAAAATATTTTACAGTACATAAAAAGAAAAAAGATTTTGTATATCTTGTTTCTGATAACAAACCAGATTTTGGTATATGTATGACGATTTCAATCAACAAAGTAAAGTTAATATAAGAAAGGTTGGTAGATAACTATGATGAAATTTACAATGAATGCAAAGGATTTAAAGGTAATGATGGAGAAGGGAATGGCTGCAATTAATAAAAAAGCACCTCTTTCTACATTGACAAGATTGTATTTCCAGATAGATGAAAATGGAATTCTCAAAGTTTGGGGAACTGATATAGAGCATTGGGCAGAAGTCAGAACAGATAATGTTTATGATGCTCACCCAGGAGTTCTTGGAATTGATGTGGATGATATTAAAATCATTTCAAAAATGAGTGGTGAAATTACATTAGAGGATGTAACCACAGAAGATATGGAAGTAGGTAAAATCAATATTAAGTGTGGAAAGAAAATTGTTACAATCCCACGTTATCAGAACACAGATATTTTCCTTCCGTCAATGGATGAAAGTGAAAAGAAAATTATGTCTATAAAGGGAAATTGGTTACTTGAAACGGTTGTTAATCTTAATACATATACAGCAGATGATGACAACCGAAAGATGATGCAGGTATTTAATTTTAATACAAAGTCAAAGAGAATTGAAGCTCTTGATGGTCATAGAATTGGAATGAGAACACTTGAAAATCAGACCATTTATGAGACAACGGAAAGTCCATTTGATACAGTAAAAATTCATAACAAGTGTGTTCCTGTATTTAAGAAGCTGATGGATAAGAAATCTGAAAAGGAAATTGAAATCTATCAGGATAAGAAATATATCAAGGTTGAAGGAAATGATTTTACATACATTATCCGTAGAATTGACGGAGAGTATTTCAAAGTAGATTCAATGCTTGATATGTCTGATGATTATAGATTTGTACCTGATAGAAAACAGATTCTTGATGCAATGAAGTATGACACAGAATTAAGAAAAACATCTGGTGCAGATAAGAAACCAGTCGTATTACATAGTGAGAATGGAAATTTATATTCATACATTGCAGCAGGTAAATATGAGGCATTTGATGAATTTGAGACAAGCGAAAATAACATGAAGGACAACTTCTATATTGGTTTTGATCCGCAGTTTCTAACAGATGCATTTAACATTGTTGATTCTGATAACCCTTTATGTTTTGGTACAGGTAACAAAGCACCATTACTTATCAATGGAGATGAGTATAAGATTTTAGTATTACCTGTAAACATTGGGAGTGAAGATTATAGTGCAGAATTTACAAAGAGAATTAGAGGTGAGGTGGCATAAGCCACCTTACTTTTGGAAGGAGTGGTTATATGTTGGAAAGTTATGTTATGGAAAGTGCAGATTATGCAAAGATTAAGAAATTAAGGACACTACACAATATGGAAACATTTTGGGATGACGTTAGAAAATTTACAGAAAATGTGAGATCGGATCATAGTTTAGGAAGATGGCAGATATTAGCAGAAGCGAGATATGGTGAACTGATGCAGGCAAAACGTAGTTTTTATGAAGATTAAAACCAAAAGAAAGAACTGTTTACAAAGAATAGGAGACAATAATTATGAAAGAAAAAGATATTAGAATTTGTCCAGTATGTAATAAGGAAGTAGAAAGAAATGATATGAATTTCACAAGAGACTGTCATGGAATCACTTTTAGATTAGTGTGTAATGATTGTTGGGAAAAATTAATGGAAAAAGGATATGACGGTCAATATTATAGTGAAGCAGATGAATGTATTGATGAAAATTATTAGGAGGTAGCGTAATATGACATACTACGAAACAAAAATAGGAAAGATTATTGAGGAAGAGTTCGATTCACGAATGGGAAATGCAGTTATTTCTTACATTATGGATAAAGGTATGAGTAACGTAAAAGAGGTTACTGACGAGCAGATTGAAAAGCTCGAAGGTAACGGACTTATGACACAGGATTTTGTTCAGTCATTAGTAAGGTGTGCAAGACGGATATGTAATGAATGCGAATGGATTGAACTAATAGAGTTCATTAGATTGCATTTATGGTGTACTCCAATAGTACATGATGTGTATTTATATAAGGAAGATTTTACTGATGAATCGTTTGCAGAATTGCTTGATAATCTGGATCTTGATGAAAGCGAAGCCGGTGAAGAGATTAAGTTATTTGCAGTAGTTGATAGTGATTGTTTAAAGGAGTGATTTATATGATGACAGAAGAGAGATTTAAAGAGACAAATTATAAAATGAGTTACGAGGAATACAAAAAGTGCGATTGTACTGAATGTGATCAGGAAGATTGTATTCACAGAAACGCTTATAGAAGAGTGCCTGAGATTGATGGTGGACTTGGTTTATGTCCTAATCTGAAAGGAGAGTGATTGAAATGGTACAACCTACAAGCGGATTTCATGTCTATTCAGATTTGAATACATGGATTGATTTTATGATTGTAATTGATATATATACGAAAATTTTTCAAAAGCAGAAAAAATTATAAGGGAAGCAGAAGAAACTTATTGGACGGATGAGGATGCTTATAGCGAAACAATGGCAGATTGGATTGGTAGTAAATTAGAAGATAACAATATTTCGTTTGAGATTTTCTTTAAAGATGAAGATGAGGAGAGTGATTAAAATGTACAAACTACGAATATATAAGTTGTCTGGTGCAGATAAAGGAAACTTAGATCACGAAGAATTGTTTAATACCAAAGAGCAGATGGACAAAAGATATGACGAGTTATTCAAAAAGGATTTGTATGGCTTAAATCCGACTGCATGGGAACAGAAAAATGGTGGATGGAAACGATTGGAAGGATATTAATGTTTAAGTATATTATCAGCTATAATGGCGGTCAATTAAGAGATAATGGAGAATAACTTAATAGTGATAGTTAAAGCAGAGATTTAATTATCTCTGCTTTTTCTATAAATACATATGAGGAGGTGTTAGAGTGATTAAACCTTACAAAATGTACGGCGACTTCTATGTACCAGGTTGTCCAAATGCTTTTCCAACTGAAGAAGAAGCATGGGAATACATAGAAGAGAATTGCTAACACAAGAGGCATCGGCTGGTGACACAGCCGTGTAAGTCCTCGCTCCTATATTAGTATTATAACACAAAATGGAAAGGAATAGTAATGTTTTTGTATTTATCTAAATTGAAGAGGTGAGAAGATGACAAGCACAATAGAAAGAGACTTTGTAGTAAAAAATGATGTAGCAAGTTTCCCAATGAAAGAATATCCAAACTATTGCGGAATTGAAGATATTGGATATATTTCACACGGAGAATGGTCAGATGCAGAACTTGAATACAAGGGAAAATTATTCAATGAAAATGTGGTGTCAGATGCAATGTGGGAAAGATTTATTGAAGAATTTCCTGATAAAGATGGAGATTACGAAGCGTTTAATCAGTATATGTACGACAATAAGGATGAAGTGTATGAGTTATTAGAAGATTGGAGTAATTAATATGGTAGATCAGTGGACAGGTAAATGGACGGAAGAAAAAGATTATAGTACATATCCAAAAGAGAAATGGTGTGACTATGATTGTATGGCTGCATGGATCAGAGAACAGAAATATGAGCCAAAAACATCAATGGAAAACTTGATCACGAATATTTTCTTACATTATGATTGTGAAATTGAAGAAGAGTCAAGTAGTTATAATGCAGAGAATGGAAACTTTGATGGAACATATGTGGAAGCTGTACAGGCATATGTAACTGATACAGGATTAAGCGAATTTGATTATGAAGCATAGAGTGGAGTGATGGAAATGAAAATTACACAGACAAGAGTAAAACAATATAACAGTACATACAAAACAGTTATTGCAATTGATGGTGTTCCTGTATGTATTACACGGAGTAATAAGAGAGCAAGTGACATTGTTTCTTATCTATCAGGATACGAGGTTGAAATTAACGATGGAAAATTAAAGAAGCAGTTGGATAAGATTAGAGATAAGAAATAGCAATTTCATTTTAAGATTGGAGGAACAGAATATGTTAGATTATACAAAAATTACATTCAATGAGTTAGATGACACAGACAAGCCATTAAAGGCATTTTATAATTATGATTTAAAAGAAAGCGAAATTGATATCTTTTTGGAAGAGTATGTAACAGTTGAAGAAGTTCCAGAAGGTGTATCTATCAAGAAAGTAGAATTATGCTTAACAATTTACGCACAGCATGATTTCAAATTAGAAGCTTGTTGTACAGATACAAATAACGAACAGTATTGGGTTGAAATCAATAAACAGTTTACAAATGCAGATGAATTTATTCAGATGATTCCCGATTATGGAAAGATAAAATTATAAAGAGGTGATGATTATGCTAGATATTACAAACTTATATGCATACAGAATTGAAGAATTGGCTGTTGGAATTGTAAAGGCAGAGTCATATGAAGATGCAAGAGAAAAGGTGAAAGTAGCTTATTTGAAACACAACGATTGCTTTGATTCTGAAAGAGATTTTATTGAGTTAAAGGAAATTGCAGAGAATGATTCATGGTTTAGTGATAATCCTGATGTAGTTGAAGTTGATGAATTAATATAGAAGTGGAGTGATGAGATATGAATTATACTTATTTTGGAAACAGAATTGAAAGAAGCCCATTAGGGAATATGGGGTTACAGTTATTAGAAGCTCAAGAGAAATTAGTTTCTCAAGAATATGAAGTTGAGAATCTTAGAATTAAAGCAGCTATGTATAAAGCATATTTCTTTCGTAACTCCATATTAGCAGAAAAATTACAAAAACAAAGTGAAGAAAACAGAGATGCACTTATCGGAGAGTTTGATGGTTTTTCATATGCAAGTTGGAGAGCTAATGCTGTATATAGAACGCTTGAAAATATGTGCGATGAAGGACTATTAACTGAAAAAGAATATAGAGAATGCAAAGTATGAAACAAGAGTTTCTTTGGATGATTGGAGGAATTAATATGTTAGATTTACATGATTTATACACGATGGAATATGCAAAAGAAAATGATGAGAATTATGGTAGATGTGAAACTTGCAAGCATTATGGAAATTGCAATTATTGTTCTGATTGCGATGAAGGCTCTGAATATAAATTTGATTTAATTTATTATCAAAGAGAACATGATGAAGAAATTGCAAAATGGATTGAACAAAATAGATAATACGAAATGAGGATTTACTGTGAAGAATGGAGGTATATATTATGAGTAACTATGTTGACGAATTGAGAAGAATTCAAAATTTAACAAACGAAGAAATAAACGAAGGAAAGAAAAATAAATTGGCAACAGAAATTGTCGAATTATTTGAAGAACTTTTAGATAAAAAAGGAATTGAAATTCCTTGTGAGGATGCGACTGAGCAAAAAGAAAGATACGATGGAAATAATGTCGCCAAACTATACGGAATGGAATATTTTGATTTAGTATCAAATGTTCAGAGCTTATTATAAAGGAGAGATGCATTATGGTAAGAATTAAAGATGGAAATTATATAGCAATATTCCACGATAGAATGATTGAAGTAAAAGCAGATTCAAAAAGAGATGCTTATAATAAAGCAAAAAGATATTTTGAATCCAGAGAACATAGAGAATTATTTGATGGTGAGCTAAAAGTGTGTCAAATACCATCTATGATAGGTATTCTTGATGAGTAAATGAAACGATGATTTACTATTAAAGTGAGGTAAAAAATATGAAAGCAAGTAAGGTAAATGCAATAAATAAAATTGCAATTAAGGGTGATAGATACGAACCAATTATAGCAGCTATTCAAAATATTGAGATAAATCATCCTGAATTATATAAAGAATTATCAAAGGTTATTGATATAGAATTATGGGATGGATATTCTCTTATGATACATGAAGAAATCGAATAACCAATGAAACGGAAATTTCAGAAGGAGTTATTAAATGAAAATAAAATTTAAAGACTTATATATGGATGGAGAAGTCGTAATACTTGACGTAAGCGATATAAGAATGATGACAGGCGATCAGGATGAAACAATATTGATTGAGAATGTCGATGGAGTATTTTATAGGGCAATTGTCATTGAATTTGTTTAAGGAAAGGTAGAAAAGTTATGGATAGGAAAGAATATTTATTAAGACAGGTACTAAAGTTATTTAAGCAACAGAAAGAAAGCCGTTATGTTTTAAATGTTGAAGAGATGACTGTTATGTATGATGGAGCTGAATGCGATGGAAGTTGTCTTTGTGAAGATATTATGGATGAGTTAGGAATTGACAGCTTAGAAGATATTGAGGATGAGAAATTATAATAATTGAATAATTTAGAGAACATATAAGAGATTGAAAATATCCAGTCTCTTATTTTTTTATGGAAAGGAATGGATAATTTACAGTGAAAGGTTGTGATGAATATGTTTGATTACAAAGAATTTAAGAAGGAAATGGCTAAGAGAGGTCATGAAGTACATAAGAAAGGAAAATATCTTACAATTATTCCTAATAATAATTACGAGGGATACAGTAAAGGATTTTTGTTTGCAACCGATGTAATAAAGGGATTTGAGGATGTATTAAAATTCATTACTATGGATCATTTTAATACTTGGATATATAGTGCAAAATTTAAAATCATATGATAGAATTAGAATAGTAATAATGAGATGTGAATAGTTAAATAGGAGGATATGGATTATGGGTACAGCTATAAGTATAATAATATTAATGTTTGCAATCGCAATATTTATAGATAATAAAAAAGAAGAAAAAAATAATGCAGAAAGAAATGCAGAAGAATTTATGAAAAAAAATTTTGGTGAAGATTATAAAGATAGAATTAATCATAGATAAGAAAGGCGGTTAATTATATGAGTTTATTCGGATTATTTTATACAATATTTGGAATTGGTTGTAAAGGTGTCAATGATGTAAAAAATGCTATAGAAGATAATGATCATAAGACGAGATACAGAAACAATGAAACTAACACTTATTTAGATCATAATATGAACAAAAGAGACCTGTCTACCAATCATATTATGGTAACTGAGAGAGATTATAATGGTGATGTTTGGCTTAAAGATGCACAAACTGGTAGATATACTCAAAATATTACAGCCAGTAGAGTTGAACAAAAATATCAAGAAGAAAGGGCGAAAGCATTCCGTGGTGAAAGTGATAGAACGCACATTAAATATGGTGATAATGAACATAGAAAAGATGAATTCCCTGGAATTAGATATAAGGATTTTAAAGCAGGAAAATTATATGTTGAGAGATCTATGATTTTTACTGAAGAACATTATAAAATGTTACATTTGTGGTCTGGCTATGGAATTTGTCAACAAACATTTTCCGTATTATTTGATCCTGAAACAAAGAAAATTATTCGACTATCAGATGGAACAATTGAACAAATGCTAGGTCAAGGTGCTTTAATGAATGATATAAATAAATTCTTCCATAAATATGTAAAAGAATATTATGAACATATGGCTGAACCATATAGTACATGGTATAAACAAAAATTATATTACGAAACAACTTTACGCCCAATGGCTGACTCTTTAAAAGATAAATTTATAGAAGAAGGGGAAGCAAGAGTAAAATATAGACGAAGTGAAAAATAAAGGAGATAAAATAATGAAAGAATGGTATTATATTGCAAGTGATAAACCAGAGGAAAAAAATTATTTTGACAGCTATGATGATACGCAATTTGCTATTTTATGTATATTTAGATTTAAAGCGCCTATAAATGAAGTACCTGATTACGAGATTTATCATAATGGAAAATTATTTGAAACAGTTCCAGGTGATATGTTGTTTAATATGTATATTGAAAATGGTGGTCATGTTTTTGAAGACTGCTTAAATAAGGAAACTGATAAAAAAGAAAATGAAGATGTAGAAGATTTATCTAAAACAATTGAAGACACTACAAATAGTTTGAAAAAATTATTAGATAGCATTGAAAAATTAAATAATATGCTATAAAGGATGGTGATAAAAATGAAAGGTAGATTAGAGCATTCATTACAAATTGAAAAAAATATAAAAGAAATATTATCTACATTACCACAATATGTAACTGAATATTATTATGAGTTCAAATCAGGAAGGCAACCAACAGCATGTAGAGAATATATAAGAAAAATAGCAAAATTTTTATATTTTATTGATTCGAGTGATATTAGACATATTAAAGCTACAGAAGTAACAAAGTTTGATATTACTCGTTTTTTGGATTCAATAGAATATATAACAGATAACAATGGAAATAAAAAACAATCTTCATTATCTTATAGGAAGTGTTATCATAGTGTACTAAAAAGTTTTTTTGATTTCTTAATAGAGAATGATTATATAACTGAAAATCCTATGAATAAAATAAAAAGGGTTCGTGGAGAAGATTTTGTTAATAGAAAATTCTTAGACGAAGATGATTTAAAAGAAGTACTATTGGCTGTAGAATGTGGAGCAGGAAATAGAAGGTCAGTTGCTATGCAATATAAATGGAAATCGAGAGACAGAGCAATTATGATGCTATTTATGCAAACTGGAATACGTGAAACAGCATTAAGCGAAATAAATATTGAAGATATCGACTTTGAGAATCATTCTATTAAAAGTGTTATAGAGAAAGGACATAAAGAAAAAACATTTTCTATGAGTTCTCAATTAGAAAATGCAGTCTCAGAATGGATAAGTGATCGAAAAAGAATTATAGATAAAAATGAAGATGCATTATTCATTTCAAAATCAAAAACTCGTATGACACAAAGATCATTGTCGGATATTGTAATAAAATACACAAAGGAAGCTCTTGGATATTCGGTAACGCCCCATAAGTTAAGAGCATCATTTGCTAATATTATGTTGGAAAAGACAGATGAAAATATATATGTGGTTCAGCAGTTATTAGGACATGCTAGAACAGAAACAACAAAAATATATTTGAAAAATAATTTAAATCAGTATAATGATATGGCTGCTGATATAATTGCTAAATCTATTTTTTAAAGGAGAATAACATAATGGAAATTAAAAGATATATTACGTTTAGAAATAAGAAAAATAATTTTCCAATTTTAAAAGAAAAAGAAAAAATACAATGGAATTCAGATTTTTCAACATACGATAAAATTATTGATTTTTTAAATAAAACGTTTGAGATGGAATATTTAGAAGAGGAATATGTTTATATTATATCATTTAATTGTCAAATGATTCCGCAAGGAGTGTTTGAACTATCACATGGAACAGCAGATACTTCTATAATAAAAATGAGAGAGCTTGCAATATTTCTATTATTGTCTGGTGCGAATAAATTTATTGTAGCTCATAATCATCCAAATGGTTCAAAAGATGCAAGTGTAAATGATATTAATATCACAAGAAAAATTCAAGAAATGGCGAATTTTATTGAAGTTGATTTTCTTCAACATTTTACAATAGGAAATGATGGTTATGATACTTGTATTGATAATGGAGAAGATGACGATATTTTTAAGAAAAATGGTGAAGAGGACGAAGACTATATGCCATTCAATTAAACGTAATGAAGTAATTGAGTTGTCTAATGATATCATGTAGAATAGAAACAAGTAAATTTAACTTTCTTTAGTTTGGAGGTAATGATATGACAAAAAGTCAAATAGAAAAATTTGCAGTAGGTTATTCTTCTTATCCTACAGACTGTGTGGAAAAAGTATTAAAAGTTACTAATTTCGATGAAGATGTGGCGAGAGAAATTTTAGATGACAAAGAGAAAACATTAGCAATTTGGCAGAATGGAACAATAATGATTGATGGAATAACACTTTGTTGTGGATATGATTTCGCAGAAGATGCTTTTAGCAAAAAGATAAAGATTGGTTATTGCCCGATTTGTGGAAGAAAAATTGTAATTAAGAAGCCAATGAATGAATGATTTACTCGGAAGATTGGAAGAGGTGATATAGTGAAAGAATTTAGAAATACTGACGAGATTACAAAAGAAGACCTTGAGAAAATGTATAACGCAATCGTTAAATTTGATAATTATATTTCATCAGCAACAAGGAAGCCAACAGATGAAAACATTGGACTATATGAACATTGGATTGATTGCAGGTATGATATAGAAAATTTAATTGTAACTGAAAGATAAGAGGTGATACATATGTCAAAAACAATGAATAACCCCAATAAGGTAAAAGCAAAACTTATTGTAGAAGTTGAAGGAGAATTCTATGATGATGAGTCATCAGAAGAAACATTGAGATATTGTGTTGAACAGGATTTAGAAGATGCTGGATTAAATGTTATTGATGTGTCAGTAATGAAGTGAGGTGTGATTGATGGAAAGATATATGGAGTGTTCTAAATGTGGTAAGTCATTACTTGAAAATTCAATTATTGTTGTAAGAACTGGGTTTACAGATAAATATTGTTCATATGGTTGTGCAGCAATTGATAGTGGACTTTTTAAAAATATAAAATTAACTGATGAAATTGTCCAAGAACACAAATCTTGTGATGGAAGAGATTGGTTAATAGGAAATTGAGGTGATATAAATGTATGAAGAATAAATAAATGCGGCATTGATATCCATACAACAATTTAAAATCGCATATAGTAATGAAAATGGAGTTATTGCAGTTGGTGATATTGAAGATTTAATGGCTAATATTGATACCATAGAAGAATGTGTAAGAAAACAAAAGAGATTTCCAACAAATAATAAAAGAGAATTTAGCTTATTTGGAAAATCAACAATTGTACATCAGTGCGGTATTTGTGGTAGTAATGTATATTCTACAAATACATATTGTCCTCAATGTGGGCAAAAATTTTGTATGTGAAGTATTGGATTTGATTAATGAGCAGAAGAAACGAGGTGATATAATGATAAATATGACACTAAAAGAGTTGATAGAATATGAAAGAGAATTGTGCAGCTTACAACAAGAATATGAGGGTAAACTGACTAAGATATATGGAGAGACTGATTCCTCAAGTGAAAAGAGGAGACTAACAATTGTTTTGAATCTTATTATTGAAGAAAGACAGAAAGTAAATCGTCAAAAATATAAACCAGTGTAGTAAATGACGATTTCAAGTGAAAATAAAAACAATATATAGTGGTTTGGACGATGTACAAACACAATATATAGTGGAAAGTGAGGACGATATTATGGGAATGATCAAAATTGTTGATAATAGAAATGAAAAGTTTGGAAACCATATTTATGATACTGTTTATGATGCCCAAGCAGCCATAGATGAAATAGTGGAAGTTTGCAAAAAGAATAATATTCCTTATGATTACGATGTTGCAGATATTCCAACAACAGGTATGACATATAACGATTACCAAGATTATCTTAGTGGAAAATTAAAATTTCCAAATGACAAAGAAAAACTTGATAATGCAAATAATAATATTATTGAACTAATCGACACTGTTATTAGTTATGAGGAATCAGACACAAGAACAAATTGCCCTAAACCTCATTCATATGGAAAATTTGAATGTCCAAAAGATAATGAAGGAAATAAAGTAAGTTGTGGTGAATGCAAGGAAATATATATAGAACAACTAAGGGAGAGAATGATTAAAAAATATGTTGTTGAACAATAACCAATGAAAGAATTGTTTCAAAAGAAAGGATATGATATTATGGTTAAGTTAAAAGTTGGAAGAAATATATTAGACATAAGTGAAAATGATTTGATACTTGATAATGGAGCTTGTTATCAAATTGTAACACAAAAAATTGGACATGGATTCAACAAAGTAACTCCTAGAATGAGCAAGAAATTATTTAGCGATTTAAAAAACACAGGGTTAATTTTTACAAATGATGAGTTAAGACAGGCTGCTATAAAGAGATATGGAAATATTGTTGAAACATATTGGAAATTTAATATAGAAAGTATGAAAAAATTGGGATATTAAACCTAAAGAAAAATTGCTTTCTTATTAAAAATCAATCAAATATAGAAATAAGTATTAGAAGCAGAAATTAACTGCTTCTTTTTTATTACAGAAGATGAGGTGATATTATGACAACAATTAGAGATTTTATAGAAAATAACGAAAATGTACCAATTATAATCGAAACATCAGAAACGAAAGACACAACAGATCCATTAAGAAAGGAACTTTGGAAAGGCATGTTGTATGATATTCCAAAAGATTTGCAGAATCGAAAAGTAATTCAGGAAGGGTATGGGATTGTAGCTCAGTGTAATATATTAACAATTTTAGAGGAAGGTGATGAAAAATGAGTAGATATAAGAATGGAAATCCAAAACATACAAGTAGATTTATATGTTTAAAATGTATGAATGAAAATATGTTAGCCAGTGGAATTCAGAGACAGAGACAAAGAGAACGAAAACATATTAAGGATTTATATTGTTTGAAGTGCAGAGAGGTAACGAAGTGTATCGAAGTAAGATTTTGTGATTCTTACGAAGAAATTTTTGAGGCTGCAAAGATAAAAAGAGAGAATTATTACATAGACGAATATGAAAGTGAGGATGCATATGTGTTATAAAGCAGAGGTACAAAAACGAAATGAAGAAAAATTAGAAGAGATATTCTTAAAAGAAAATGTGCCTGACTTTATTCAGGATTATTTCTTGTTGATATCAAGTAGAGCTGCAAGATTGAATTATTGGATAACGATAAGAAATTTATTAAATTGGTTAATAGATAAAAATTATATTGAATGTAGAGTGTTATCCGAAATTACTCCTGAAATATTAGATAAAGTAACTGATTCAAAAATAATTAGATATATGGATTACTTGAAAGAATCTGGAATAAAACTTAATACACTTCTTACAAAGAAGAATCAGATGAGTAGTTTTTGGGAATATTTAAAAATTCATCATTATTGCCTGGATAATATTATTCAGATGATTAAATCTAGTGAATATAAACCAGTTAAAACCAATCGTATGAAAATGGAAAAAATGCCATTATATGAGGATGTTCAAGAAATGATTGAAAAGATAAATCGAAAACCTGATGAATTTATTCGCATAAGAAATGGTTGTGTATTTAGAACATTAAGAGGCACTGGATTAAGAGAATCAGAATTAGCAGGTCTTGATATTAGGGATGTATATCTTGACGAACAATATATAGATAGTAGACATCCAAGACCGTATATACTTGTTATCAGCAAAGGAAATTATGATTATACAGATAATGGAAAAGATATTGTATTTCTTACCAAAGACGCAATTGCAGCATTAACAGAGTGGTTAAAATATAGAGAAACGCTTACAGATATTATTGATACCGAAGCATTATTCCTTAATAAAAATGGTAAACGAATGAATGAAGATAATATTAAAGCTATGTTTAGAATTTATAGCGGTGGAAAATTGACACCACACATGATGAGGCATGAATATACAACTATTCTTACAAGAGAATCAAATGATCCTACTTTTGTTCGAGAACAGGGAAGATGGAAGTCAGATGCTATGATGAATAATGTATATGATTCTGGTGCAAGTAGAAGTGTAAATGTATTAGATAATATGTAACATATGTAAAGGACGATACAGATTATTTTGTATCGTCCTTATTAATAAAAGAAATATTCATATCAATATTAAGTGCATTGCATATTTCTAATAATGCTTCAATAGAAATATTATCTTGATTAAGTCTTGAAGTTAGAGCTGATTGGCTTAAATTCAATTTTTGAGCCAAATCTTTTTTTTTAATTTCCTTTTCAGTTATAATTGTTTTTATTTTGAGCAAGATTTGTTTTGCGTTCTTAACTGTAAATGCATTATCCATTATAAAATTACCTCGCTATTAAGATATATCTAAATTATATAAGATATGTACAAATTAAACAAGATATATTAAAAATATTTGTTAATTATTTTATCTTAAAAAATTAAGATATATCTTGATTTATTAAGATATATAATGTATTATATAAAATATCAAAAGGAACAAACAGAGAAAGGAGGATATGTCAATGGAAATTAATACATTTGATATCGTAAGAGTGGATTTTGGAGATGTTGAATTTGCAGGCGAGCAAGGTGGCATCAGACCAGCAGTTATTATCCAAAATGCATACGGAAATATTTTTTCTGGAACTACAATAGTACTTCCATTTACGACAAAAATAAAACATTTACAACAGCCAACACATGCCCTCTTTGTAAAGGATAAGGATAAGGGGCTAACAGAAGATTCTATGATACTTGGAGAATGTGTTAGACAAGTATCTAAAGAGAGAATAAAAAAGAAATTAGGTAGCATTAAAGACTTATCAGATAGACAGACAGTTAAAAGAGTATATGATGCTAATTTTGGCTCTTTGGAGGTGTAATATGGAATATGTAGTAATGAGTCTTGAAGAGGCTAAAAAGGTTGCTAAAAAAGATGCTATTGTTCTTGTATCAAAGCAGGATCTTGAACATAGAGATTGTAATTTGAATTTCACAAAAAAGAAGTTTTGTGAATGCAAAAACATTCTTGAAGAAGCAGCAACAATTGCAAAAGTGTGTGATGAATTTGCCAATCAATTAAGAGTTTTTTCAGATTTACAGGTTGGAGAATTACCGAAGGGATATTTACACACGATATTATATCCATCAAAATAATGTGGTTAATAACCACATAAATACATATATATTAAACATTGTATTTTATATGTAATGTCCTTGACTACGAACACCTGTTCGGAGTAATATAATGGAAAAGGAAATAAATAAAAAGCTTGACTAGAAAGTTGGAAGCCGCCTAGTCAAGCACATACAAAATCTATTTCTTGGGGGAAATTGATAGTATGCTTATTGATTATACATATCAATTATATAAAAATCAATGCATTCGCAGAATTTTTCCAAATTTTAACAATTTAATAGCATTTTAATTTTTCTTTGGTTATCCCAAGGCTTATTAAAGTGCGTCAAAAATCAGAGAGGAGTGATTTTTTGTTTATTTTAACAGATGGAAAGAATTATGTCATGGAGAATCCTATGAAGTCAGGTGAGTATATGATAACAACTTCAAGTTCTATGGCAAAGGAATTTACTTACAAACAGGCGAGGTCATTAGTACAGAACAGCAGAAAGAAGTATTCATGGATTAAGAAATATAATCTTATTGATGTGGATACGGGGCAGAAGTCTGATAAATCTCTTTATTATAGAGGAAACGCAAATGTTTATATAGGAGATGAAAGTAATTTTGACTATGCCTTATTAGATAAGATTAATTCAGAAGCTAATTCCATTTTAGGATTAGCAGGTTGGGACGACAACCAACTGATTACATATAAGAATTTATTAAATACAGAATTGTCAAAGTGTGATAGTGCAGAAAGTGATATTAATCATGCTTTGGAAAAATATAAGAAGATACATAATGGTAAGAAGCCACAAGCTCATAAGGTAGCAAAGATAGGATATTTACTTGATGATATTCGAGATAAACATAAGAGAATAAAGCAGTGTATAAGGTATGTTCAAGTTATGCAAGATGCAATATCTAAAGGATATAACATTGAAAAGATAAAATTAGAACTCAGTAAGGTTACTAGCGATGATTATAAAGGTAGAACGGAATATTGGAAAATGGCTAATGATATATTGGAGGATTAATTATGGTGATATGTAGAAACTGTTTAATTCCTATGGTAGAGACTATGAGTTTTCAACCAGGAGAAAGAAATCGACATGATAGATATTGTAAGTGTCCAAAATGTAAAAGAGAAACTAAACATATTAAAGTTATGAATTCTGAATTGTCTTTCGGGGAATATATGAATAAAGAAATTCAAAAGGCGGGTAGAAGAAATGATTAATGAAGAGATGATGAGGGTTATTAACAATAATCCTGAAATGATGAAGGTTGTTAATATATATATGGAAAATGATATGAAAAAACTCAAAAAAATCTGTCATAGAGTTTGGTACGGAAAGTTTGATATGAGTGATTATGATGAGTTATATGATGTTGCAGTTGATTGTCTCATAGAAGCATTAATTACATACAATGATGAAAAAGCTTGTTTAGAAACATTTCTTGTAGGAAATATCATGAGAAAGACAAGCACATGGATGAGAGACAACAAATATAGGTTAAAGCGTCAGAATCTTTTAAGGGACGAAAATGGAAAATTGATTCTTGATGATGAAGGTAATCCGCAAATTATTATGAATGTCTCACTGGATGTTAATACGGATGAGGTGAAAAGTATTAAAGAGAATTTACCTTCAAGAGAGAATGTAGAGAAAGAGATATTTACAGAGGAATATACTGACAAAGTTGAATTATATTTACAGCAATTACCACGAAAACAGGAAAGGGTAGCAAGGTTATTATCTCAACAATATACAAAAGATGAGATATTGAAAATATTACATATAACCGCAAATGAATACAATGATTGTTTGTCAGGGTTACGATCTTATAAAAATGTTGCCATATTAATGTAGTTAAAGAAGGGAGAAAAATATATGTTAATGCCAGTAAAACCAGTTAGACCACAAACACTTACATTGAAGTCATATTTAGACAAGTTTAAAGAAGGTGATGTAAAGGGTGACGCAGATACTCAAAGAGCAATGGGATGTTATACAGATAGAATGTTTAATGAACTTGTTGTATCTGTTCTTATAGGAGAATATATTCCACCTTTAATTTTAGGAGAAACGTCAAATTATTCAGAAAGTTATGTTGAAGATGGCTTACAGAGAACAACTGCATTATCTATGTTTAGATATGGTAATAAAGCTGTTAGTAAAGATATTACAGACAGTGAAATTGCTTATCAGATTAAAGTTAAGGATAAAAATGGAAATTACAAACTTGATGGTAATGATAATTTTATAAAAGAGTGGGAAGTATGTGATATAAAAAATAAAACTTATAGTCAGTTGCCAGAAGAGTTAAAGATGAAATTTGATGAGTACCAGATAGGATTAGCAGTTCATCCTGATTCAACTAAAGAAGATATATCCAGAAGGATTCGTATATATAACGAACACGAAAATATGAAAGCAGCTCAAAGAGCACTTACATATATTCCTACATATGCAAAAAATATAAAGAAAATAATATCTAACAACAGATTCTATAAGGATTGTATTGAATATTCTGACAAGGAATTCACTAATGGATTATATGAAAAAATACTTTGTGAAACAGATATGATTATTTACCATCTTGATGAATGGCAATCAGTAGTTAAAACAATGGGTATGTATATTGAAGATAATGCAAGTGAAGAAGAGTTTGAAAAAATAAATGCTTTAGCAACTAGATTATATAACATCTTAGAAGATGATAAGTATAAAAATCTCTTTAGTAAGAAAAATACATATTTATGGACAGCATTATTTGAGAAATTCACAAAATATAATTTTGAAGATTGTATGTTCATCAATTTCTTGAAAGAATTTAATGAGATTTTAGGTGATAAGAGAATTGATGGTTATGACATAAGTTTCAATGAATATGATAAAAAGAAGAGAACTAAAGATAAGAAAGTCGTTAAGACAAAACTTGACATGCTTGAAAAACTCATGAAGGAATATTTACATATAACAGATGTAACAGAAGATAAGAATGAAGCTACATATAATAAGGGAGAAACACATTCAGAAGTTAGTGAAAACATAACTGAAACAGAGAATAATATAGAGTCTTCTGATAATAAGGTAACAAATGATAATAAATCTGAGCTAAAGACGGGTTGTGATGATGAAATATTATCGTTTGTTAAAGAAAATATCAGTTCAGAATTAACAACTGAAGATGTTGAGTTATATGCAAATTGTGTAGATGATTGTTTCGATAAGTATGAAATTAGTATTACATCACCTTTATACAAAAATTGTTATGTTGCTTTAATTGCACTTATGATATATGCAGCAAATAAAGATAAAGATGAAGAGTTTGAAGAGTGGATTCAAAATTATAAAGACAGAACTAATTTTAGTCCTTCTCAGAAAATTAATTATACATATATGAAGCGTAGCTTTGATGATTACTTAGCAAATAGAGTAAAGGAGGAAATCGTAAATGCCTGATATAACTATGTGTACAAGCTCGACTTGTCAAAACAGAGAACAATGTTACAGAGCTATGGCAAAGCCAGATAAATATCAGTCATATGCTGATTTTACCAAGCTCTGTGCTGAGAAAGATTATCAGTGTATGTGGGTAATTAAGGATGGAGATGTTCTTGTGAATGATGTAGATAATATAGCGAGGTGTTAAAATGGTCGAATTAAAGAGATTGAAAAATATGATTAATGATTGTATTGCGGTAGGAGAAGATAGTTTGAAAGTACGCCATTCTCAAGATAATGAATTAATAATGAAAGGACAGTTAATGGCATATAACCAAGTTTTAGGACTTATTGATTTATTAATCAGCGGAGAAAAACGATTGGAAGAGAAAGAGTTATCTCAGAATGCTGCGACCTATGATGAGCTATTAGAAATGGAATGGGACAGTAAGTAATTAGAGAATAACACAAAGAGTAAAATTCTTTGGATTGTGAGGTGAAAATAAATGGACAAAACAAAAATTAAAACAAAAGAGGTGTGGTCAGCTAATAAGTGGTATCTGTTTTTTGGAATTTTATTCGTGATTATGATTATCTTATTGGAGATATGTGCAATAAGACAATTTTTTGTGACAGATATGGAAGAAGCATTAGTGTTGCTCTTTATTTTACAACTGCCAGTTATGATTTGTTTATTATTAACAACGATGATTGGAGATTATATTCATAGAGAAAAATTCAATATCTATTACTGCAAATTAGAAAATGGTATTGATATTGATTATATTAAAGAAAATTATTGTATAGAAGATATAAATGAAAGTTGCGTATTATTTGTAGATAAAAGCAACGATCATAATTTCTGTGTTTGGAAATTAATGCAAGGATATGATTCGCTATATCAAGCGGAAATTAAAATGTTTTTATAACAGTAAAGTTCGATTTCTTTAGAAGAGAGGTGAATATAAATGGCATGTGATTATTGTGCGTATCGTTATTCTTATGATTGTGATGATGGTTGGAATCAGCATAAAAATTGTGAAAGTTTTAAGTTGGATTGGGATAGTTTATTTGATAAAGATAAGAAAACTATTCAGAAGATTTTAGATAGAAGAGGAGGCTAAGTTATGGAACAGATTCAGGAAAATGAACAGTGGAAATTGAATGGCAACTGTGAAAAATGTAGAAGGAATAATTATTGTTCAAAAACATGTACTCGTCATAATAGGCGAATAAGAGCAGAATTTAAAGGTCTTGTTGCAGATACAATGAATAAAATGACTGGTGGTGTAATGAGGGAAGCTATTGATAAGACGGTAAATGGAATTTTTTGGTAAATTAGAAAGGAGATTTACATGAAAGGCTATACAGATTTTGCAATGGGATTTTTGGGAGCAAGTGTAGTAGCAACAAAACCTATTGGTGCAATGAAATTTATGGATTGGAACAAAGTTAAAGAGGTTGTAGAAAGTCATCCTAATTCAATAATTTACGCTGGACTTATGGAAGATTGGAATAATACGAGTGGTCTTATTTATGCAAAAGGCAAGTATTATAACGGATATGTCTATGGTTGTTCAAATTGGGCTACACCAATTGTAGATGTAGATGGTGAAGAAATTGAATGTTGGACTAATAATGAAACTGAATGGGGTTCTGACAAACCTAGTTGGTGGGGTAACGGAGAAAAATTATATGATGCATGGGATTTTGATGAGGACGAAAATTAAATTCCTCAGTAAAACTTCGTTTCATGCGAAATTAAGAAAGGAGACAATATGCTAAACGTTGGAGATTATGTAGGACAGATCATTAAAGATTCATCTGGTGTATGGAAGTTATATAAGGATAAGATAAATAAAATCACGACAACAAAGAAATATGGTAGAAGATATTTTACCAAGACAGTGTTTCGACCATTAGATGCAGATGATGTAGATAATAACACGAAAGATATGGAAGAGTCGATTGGTGAAGGATATATCATTGTAAGAGAAGTGTTTGGGTTAAATAATAAGACTGAACCTTATGCTGAAAGATGGATAAAATGGGCTAATGAAAATCCAGATAAAGCAACTGGTTTGATATAAACAGAGAATAAATAAGTAGAAACAATTAACAAAAATAAATATAAGAAAGAAGAGGTACAAAACATGGATGGATTTATGATGTTTAAGAAGGCTTTACAGAAGCACTTCGATGAAATGCAGAAAGAAGAGGATAATGACAAAAGATAATTATAGTATTTATAAACACACATCCCCAAGCGGTAAATCTTATATAGGAATTACAAAGCAAGGGAAGAAAAGATTTGGCAAAGATGGAAATGGTTATAAAAAACAAAGAAAATTTTATAATGCTATTCAAAAATATGGGTGGGATAATTTTGAACATGAAATTATAGAAGATAATTTATCTTTTGAACAAGCCTGTTTTGGTGAACAACTATACATTGAAATTTATGATTCAATAAATAATGGGTACAATATTGCAATAGGAGGAGAGGGCGTACAAGAAATAGGAAATAGAAAGGTTGTGCAGCTCTCACAAGATTTAAAACCAGTAAACATTTTTAAATCAGTTTCATATTGCTCAGATGTAGTAGGATTTAAAAGTATTACAACGATTAGTAATTGGTGTAATGACGAAAAACTTCACTGTGGATATTATTGGAAATTTTTAGATGAATGTGAAAATGTAAAAATTGAACATAGTTTATTTGATGATACTATGGTGAATTATAACCATTTGAATTTTAATCCATATTCTGACAAAGAAGAAAAAATTCATAATTCTCGGAAAGGAAAAAGAAGTAATAGTAAACGAAAAATAAATCAATATGCAATGGATGGAACTTATATACGAACATGGGATAGCATTATTGATGCGGTTACATATTATAAGATGCCGAATGATTCAACAATTATAAGAGCAATAAAAAATAAGTACAATTGTTTTGGATACAGATGGACATATTACGAGGGAAGTATTGTAGATATACTACCCAATATAACCAAGAACAAGAAAATTTTACAGTTTGATATAAATGGAATTTTTATAAATAAATATAATAATTCCATACAAGCAGAAAAAGAAACTGGAATATCCAGAAAAAATATTACTAGAGTTTGCAGTGGTGGAAGAAAAACAGCTGGTGGTTATATATGGAGATATGAAGAGAACATGTCTGACGAGGAACTTGATAAGGCACTTGCAGAGTTAGAATAATGATTTATGGGCTGGCTGACGAACAGTTGGTCAGTCCTTTTTATATAATTGTGTTAGAGTGAAATTCACGATTCATTAGAAAATTTGAGGAGGTAAAATGTCAAACTTATATGTATATTTAATTCGTTCTCGAAACAAGGATAATAAGGACATTCCAAACTTTAAGGAACGTGCCAAAACAATTCTTGAATACAAAGAGAACGAAGATAAAGTAATTGAATCTTTTAAAAGTTTCGCAGCTAAAGGACTTCCTGGCGAACAGACGAGATTGTATAGGTCGGTCAACTCAAGGAATGAAGAGAAAATCAGAGAAGAGTTGATTATTCGTTTGTTGAGAGATAAGCCAAGTATGACACAGCTTAATCGCACATTAGCATCCGTTGCACAGCAGGTACAAAATCGTGATGAGAGTAAATGGCTGTTTGATTTTGATGTGGATGACAAAGAATTACTTGGTCAATTTAGAACAGATTTGGGATTATTAGGTATTCACAATGACTGCCATAAAACTCCTCATGGCTATGCGGTAATTGCAGAGCATGGATTTGATATAAGAGAACTGATGGAAAAATGGAAAGATTATGATATTACATTGAAGAAAGATGAGTTGTTGTTTTTGGATATGATTACGAATAAGTGAGGTTAGAATATGAAAATTATTGTAGATAAAATGCCAAATGAACCAAAAGAATGTATCTTTTCTGAATGTACAAATCAGTTGCGTGGTAATTATACATGTAATTTATACCAAGGAAGAGGGTGCGAACCTAATAGATGTGATTTTTTAAAGCCAATTGCAGATTATCATGCGGTTGAACATATGGGGTGATAATGTGGTAAAGATGATTTCAATAGAGTGAGGTGAGAGAGTGAATAAAAGCAAATTTACATATCCAAAATGTCCATATTGCAAGAAAGAATATCAAGATGGAGTTATGGAATATGATTTGATGAATTTGGTAACTCAAGGTTGGCACAAAGAAGTAAAAGTAAAATGTCATAGTTGTGGTGAGTATTTCAAAGTGAAGACACACATTACTTATTATGGTTCAAAGTTAGCGAGGTGAAAGAGTGTTAGATTACAGTAATGCAGATTTCCCTAAAGAAACTTATTACATAAGACATCCAAATCGCATATATTTTTCTACAGATTTTTATGACGGTGAAAAAATATTCTATTATGGCAAACTTCCCAAACCAAGTAGTAATGCGAGAGGATATAGATGGTATCGAAATGTGCATGGTTTAATAAAACTTGTTCATTGGACTGATATTAAACATGGGAAATTATTTCAAAGATAGTTAATACAAATAGAGAATAATCTAATATAGAAAGGCGAAAAATTATGGGAAAGATTGTTGAAGAATATACAAGTAAATATGATGTCGGTGATGTAGTAATTTTTAAAACGAAAGACTGTTTGTTATTGGGAATTATAGAAGGATATTATATCGATCATAATTGTGATAATTCTTTTTGGTATAATATTAGAACCAATAAAACAAATGTTTATACTTATTCCAATAAAGGAGATATTGTAGAATGGGATATTATTGGCAAAATTGAAGGGGTTTTAAAGGATGAATGCTTCGCTGAGATAACTAAATTGTAATATCAAATTTTTCTATTCGCGGCTGATCAGCCAAATTTTCCAAATAAAAGTAACAAGAAATATTTTTTCATCCGATTAGGCAGACGTGCCCATTTTCGAGTGATTTTACAACAAAATAATATTAAGAAGAAAGGATTTAACAGTAAATTCTAGGTATAAATGATTGCGCAATCTCTGTAGATTAAAGGATTTTGACAGAGAATAAAGAAAAAAATAATTATTGTGAGTTAAGTGTAATTGAACTTTGCAGTGGCATTGGAGCACAGATGAAGGGTATTGATAATACTCATCTATTTAATGCAAACATGATTGCAACAGCAGATTTAGACAAAGAAGTAGTGGTTAGTTATGCTGCAATTCATTGTGGTTTGACTAATGAAATGATTGAAAACTATGAAGATTATCCAAGTAAAGAAGAAATGGTAAGACAGCTTACAGATAAGAGACTTGGATATGATTTTAAGAAAGATGTTCCGTATGATTGGGAGAAACTTTCACGAAAGAAGGACAAAACGAAAGGTATTGAGAAATATTGGTTAGCAGACCATATTTCACATAATCTTGGCGATATGATGCAGATTGAGTCACTGCCATATAGTGATTTACTTACATACTCGACTCCATGTACAGATCTTTCCATTGCTGGTAAGCAAGAAGGATTAAAGTGGACATGTCATGATTGTGGTTGTGAATATGATCCATCAGAATTAGAT